GTTGGTAATATGGGCAGCACTCAGCGTTTTGACTATACTTGCTTGGGGGATGGCGTTAATCTGGCTGCTCGTCTGGAAGGTCAAACCAAGTCTTATGGCGTCAAACTCATCGTCGGACCACAAACGGCCGAACTGGTTAGGGATGTATACCAAGTAGTTGAACTTGATTTGATTGCAGTTAAAGGTAAGACCCTGCCAGCTAAGATTTTTACAGTTTTGGAAACCTTTGACCATCCAGGCGAGAAACAACATGAGAAGTTCCTTACATTTTATCGCGAAGGTAATTGGGAAGTTGCCAAAAAATTTGCCAGCGACTTAAAGAAGTGCTGGCAAGGTAATCTATCTGATTATTACGACTCGATGATTAGCCGTATTGAAGAGTTTCAGGTATCACCTCCGAAAGATTGGGACGGCGTGTATCGGGCGACTTCGAAGTAACTTCTTGTTCGAATAGTTCCTTCTCCATCTGACGGAAGTGTTGCTCTAGTTCTTCGGGGTTCATTATGCAACCTTCCTTTTATATGCCACACGGCCTTCAAGATACTCTTCAAAAGACGAATATGTAGGAATACCATTCGCTTCGAGTTCAAAATTAATTTCGAGAAACTCGGCATGTTCATACTGCCAGCCGTTCCATGCAACACCCAACTCTTTAAGTAGGATTTCTTCATTTCTAGATATTTCAAGAATCATCACACACCTCATTGTTTACATTATAGTTATAGACGATTCGCTACCAAAAGTCAAGCGGTTTTTTCTATTGACATTAAAACAAATATGTTGTATTGTGAAAGTCATAAGGAGATTGTTATGACTATGCATTTGTTGGGTCCAGCTTACACTACGACAAATACTAAAAAGCGCAAAACTACAAACAAAGGCGTGACTAGTAGATATGCGCAAGATTGGGTAGATTACAATAAGCAGATGAAACGCCTTGGTTCTTCGACTAAGACCTTTGACGAGTATGTGCAATATCGGCAAGGTAGATTTAAACCTAACTTGCGTGGCACACCTCTACCTAAATATGAAGTCAGTGACCATCGACAAAAATATCCTTCTGGAGATGGTATTGGTGTAAACTATACTCGTAAAGAAAAAGTCTATACGGGCACACTTATTAAGGGTATCAGCGTTCTACATAAGAGTAATGCTGTACCTGTTATCAATGACGAACAAATTTTGGAGATTGCGAAAATGCGCCGTGGTTAATTTTGATGTTGTAATGAATTGGATGGAATACATCCGTAATAATCCAGAGAATGCATACAGATTCTCTGAGAACTTTTGGCCAAGTCAGATAGAGAGTAAGAAATGGTTACTGGAACATGTAACTCCTCTTGATAGATCTATCGTAATTTTTGGTGGATGGTATGGAGTTCTTGCGCAGTTTATTGCCCACAAGTTTCCTGATGCACGAATACTAACTACTGACATGGACTCTGAATGTAAGAAGGTGTTTGCTGCTATCGATGAGTATTATCACGATATCACATTTCGTCAGCACAACATGCAAAATGGTATGCCACTCAATCATCCACACCCTGATCTAGTTATCAACACCAGTTCCGAGCATGTGACGCAAGAAGTTTATGATGCTTGGTGGAACTCTATTCCTAGTGGTACTAAATATATCGTCCAAGGAAATAATCTAGTTAATCCTGAGCATGTTCGTCTTGCTGATGATCTAGCACATTTTTTGACAATCAACAATATCAAAGAACCACAGTATGCAGGAATGTTGAAATGTGGACATTTTTATAGATACATGGCAGTGGGTTATAAATGAATAGAGACTTTGAACAATTTATCAACTAATCGGAACCACCATGTTCGAAAATAATAAAAGTATGTGCGCAATACCTTTTGTAAGCACAATGATTAACACAGACACTACTGTGCGGTATTGTTGTATGGTCAAAGGTCGTGCAAATGTTGTTTCAAAAGATACAGGTGAGGCATATACATGTCGAGATAATTTTATTGAAGATGCTTGGAACTCAGAAAGTATTCGAGATATTCGAAGAAAAATGATTAATGCTGAATCTATTCCTGGATGTGCAGTTTGTTATCAGCAAGAAGACGATAATAAGATGAGTAATCGCCAGCATAGTTTGCGGGAATGGTCACAACGTCTTGGCACAGAAGAACTGAAGCAGATTATTGAATCTGCAGGAGAAGCAGATGGGTTTGTTGAAACTGCTCCCGTATATCTCGACCTGCGTTTAGGTAATTTGTGTAATTTAAAGTGTAGAATGTGTAACCCCTGGAATAGCAGTCAGATCGTAAAAGAGCATACTGATTTAGTTACTCGCCGACCCGATTATGCTGATGTGTGGCAAAAGACCTTTGGTAAATTCCCAGAAAAAGTTATGGAGGACCAACCTTGGTTTGATCACAATATTCTTTGGGATCAAGTTATTTCGCTGATTCCAACATTGAAAAAAGTTTACATGACAGGTGGCGAACCCACTCTAATTAAAAATAACTATAAGTTTATGGAAGAGTGCATTCGTCAGGGTCGCAGAGATATAACTCTATTCTTTAATACTAATTGCACAAATATTAATCCAAAGTTCTTTGAACTAATCTCACAATTTGATGCCGTTAATATTAATGCCAGCATTGATGGTATTGGGGCAGTGACCGAGTATATTAGAGCGCCAAGTAAATGGTCGCAAGTTTCTAAGAATATTGAAAAATTTGCACAAATGTCAAATGTTCATCTTGGTATCACGCCAACAATTCAAGTATACAATGCATTTGATGTTGTAAATATCCTTACTTGGGTAGACGATTTACGTGAGAAATATTCTAAGGATATTTTTATTGATTTTCTAATCAACCATCACCCGGTGCATCTAAGCGCATTAATCTTACCCGACGATTTACGCAAAGAAGCTGTGGAACTCATTGAAGATTATTGTGAAGTAAATACCATTCAGAATGAAATGACTAAAAATTCTCTTCAAGGCATCGTAGGGTTTTTTAAGAATTCTCGTCTTAAAGATTGGGAAATTATGGTAAATAGATTTCGTATATATACTAACGCACTTGATGAAGAGCGCAAAGAAAGTATATCAGTTTTAGATACACGTTTGGCAAAATTATATGATTGATAATAAAAATTTCTGTATCCAGCCATGGATACATCTTGCAAGTTGGAATGACGGCAAGGTTCCACTTTGCTGTGTTGCTTCACCTGAGGCAAATTTAAACTTCAATGACTCAACTCCCCAAGAAATTTGGAACAGTGAGCAGTTTAAACGGGCAAGACTGAAGTTTATCAACGGAGAACAACCTCCTCAATGCAATGCTTGTTGGAAAGAAGAAGCAAGTGGAATCAAGAGTCACCGTGTAATCGAGAATGATATGTGGAAGCGCAAGTTGGGCGCAGAAAAAATTAATCGCATAATCTCTCTTACAAATCCAGATGGTAGCGTAGACTTTAACCCAATTACTTTGGATTTGCGCATTGGTAATACATGCAATCTTCAATGTGTTATGTGTCGTCCTCGTGATAGCAGTAAGTGGTTGAATGATAGTAAGAAACTTGCACAAACCCTGACTAGTCCTGGTGCAAAAAGTGATTGGGATTTTAAATCAAAAAGTATTGCTAATACCGATTGTTTTGACTGGTTTGAGAAACTAGAAACCCAAGACGCACTAGATGAGTTTATGGGTGATATTCGCCACATTATTTTTGGTGGGGGAGAACCTCTACTAATCAAGGGGCATGAACGTTTCATCACAAAACTTGTAGAAAGCGGTCATAGTAAGAATATTGAACTGCGCTATCATACAAACGGAACTCAACTAAGCGAAAAGTTTATTGATCTCTGGAGTCAATTCAAATTAGTTGAATTGATGGTAAGTCTTGATGATTGGGGATCTAGAAACGAGTTTGTTCGTTGGCCAGCATCATGGGAAGTAATCTCAAAGAATCTTGATCGGTTAGACGAAACGGCAGATAATATCGTTGTTAATATTCTTGCTACTGTTCACGCAATGAACATCTACAATCTACCTGATTTTGCACAAGCAATTATAGATCGTAAATGGAAAAAAATCTGCAAACGCAACGAGGGACTATTTTCCGTAGGTACTACTCATTGGCCCCAATATCTTAGCACAACAGTTTTACCGCGGAACGTTAAAGAGATTATTAACAAGAGGTGGGAAGAATATCCTGATCTGGTTAATCATCCGCGATGGATTAATAGAATTAAATATCAGTTTGAATATATGACCAGTAGAGATGATTCCGACAAGTTCCCCGATTTGATGAATTACATCGATACACTAGAACTGATGCGTCCGATTAAATTTTCAGAAGTATATGGTGATTACTACAAATTATTGAAAGGTATTTAATATGGCAACACTCTTGAGACTGGTTTTCCTAGATGATTGTGGTAAAGAACACGAATTGCATTTTGCATTGTATCCCACGGATCTTGTTAATCGATGGGTCGAGATTACAAAGAAAAACCAACAAACTCCTGATTCTTACATTAATACTCGATTCACTAATCTCTCCTATAGTCAGATTTCTAAAGTTAGAACTAGACTGACTGATTGTCTCAACAGAATTAATTCTGTTTACGATGAACCGCTACCATTGTATGAAGAAATCGAAGAACTTACTACACCTGAACTCAATTATTTGCATGAAGAGTTTGAGCGGTATGGCGATAGATTTGAGGATTTGATGCAAACGGCCAATTGGTGGTCGCAAGAGTTGCACGAAGACTTTTTGGAACTGAACGAACTTATCCACCTTCATGAAGATTTGCTATACATCAAGAAGGGCGACTTTCCGAATATGGCACTTCTTTATGATTATTATCCACAAGGATTGCATCTTCCTATCCTCGAGCGCGATAAACTATGGTTAACACCAACGCTACAGTGGGGAGAAGTTTATCTTGGTTATAACACCCTTGGTAAAGATTGGATGAAGGTTGTCGCCGACAAAGACTTAGAAGTAATCGAACGTGAACAAGTAAGACCCCAGGAAAGATTCGCAGCAGAAACTTGGATTAATTTTGGTCCAGATAGTGATGGTTGGGAAATAAGACAACTGGAAAAGATGTATTCTGAGTTACCAGAGAATCTACAAAAGAAAGTTCCCATTGACGATCTGAATAAACTGACTTATGGTAGATTTAAACTTGGAAAAATTATAATCGATGAATATTTTATATCTCGCTACGGCGGAACAATTGCGGATTACAGTGTAAAAGCAGGAAGCGTAAAGCGACATTGGGATGAACATGTGTTTAGCACTTTCGTAGAACTAAAAGAAATTGAATTTTTATGATGGATAAGAAATTAATAAAAATACAGCAAACAGAAAATGTAATGTTGCTTACGTGGATTATTAATAATATTTGTAATAATCGTTGCGCGTATTGTCCACCAATATTGAATTCTGGTAAGAATCACCACTATGAATGGGAGCGTGCAAAAGAATTTATCTATCGACTCATTGACCACTACCCAAAGATACATTGCACTATCAGCGGCGGTGAACCGACACTGAGTCCGTTCTTTAAAGAATTGGTAGACATTTTCTATACGAGTAAGAATAATACTATTGGTTTAACTACAAATGGTGTAAAACCTATAAAATATTGGGAAAAAATTGCCCAAAAATTTAGTTATATATGCTTTAGTTATCATCCAAGTTATGAAGACCCAGAATTTTTAGAGAAGGTAAAGGTTGCATCAAAGCAAACTTTAGTAACTGTTAGAATCATGATGGATTCTAGATATTGGGACAAAGCATATGAAATGTATCAACGTTGTTGTGAAATTCCTGAGATTGCAGTAGAAGCAGTAAGAGTTCTTCCTGAACAAGCGAGAGCAACAAACGTTGGAGAAACCTATACGCCCGAGCAGGAAAGTATTCTAATGTCAATTCCAAGAAAAGAAATGAATTATGATCCGTCGATTGTAAATCCAAACTTCAAATACTCGTCCATGATGTCTGACTTTTATTTCGACGATGGTTCGGTAGAATATAATGGACAGTCAAATAAATATATTACTGAAGGTGATAATAAGTTTGCTGGATGGTATTGTGCAGCAGGATTGGAAAGTTTGTTTGTCTCTTGGTCTGGACATGTCCAGGTTGCGAATTGTCTTCAGGGCGGATATATGTTTCATATCAACGACCATGCGGATTACCAACTTCCAACCAAGGGAGTTATTTGTAACCAGAAACTTTGCTTTTGTGGAACAGATTTTATGATAAGCAAAGAAAAGATATAATTGTGTCTAACACAGAACTGATCAACTTTCTTACAGAAAACAAAAAGAAGCAATGGAATTATCCCAATACGTTTCCGAATAATCTGTGGGAAACAGATTGGCCCTGGTCGCAAGTAAACGCAACAGGAACTCATAACTACAATGAAATTATAGCAGAGTTATCTGCTGTTAGCGAACTTTTTGTAGAACACAGAGCAAAAGATAAAATTGAAAGTTATGGTCACGAGGGTTGGTACTCGCTAACGGTGCACGGTATCGATTACGACAAAACTGAAAATTATGATCGGTATGGATTTAGCAGCGAAGAAGAAGCAAACTATAAATGGACTTCTGTCTGTGAGAAATTACCATTGACAAAAAACCTAATTGATTCGCTACCATTTAAAGATTACGGTAGAATTCGTATCATGAGAATGAGTCCTCAGGGATATATTATGCCACATACAGATGGTATCGGAAGAATCTTCGGACCTTTTAATTTTGCGATTAATAACCCAGAAGGTTGTGAGTTTGTGATAGAAGGACATGGCGTTGTTCCGTTTAAGCAAGGTTCTGGTTTTTTACTTGACATTGGTAAGAAACACGCTGTTATCAACGATAGCGACGAATATCGTTACCATATTATTATTCATGGTAAACTTACTACAAATCCCGCTGAACTTTTACGAGAAATACTATGAATATCGTGCAAGGTAATTTTGTCAACGATGTAGATTTAGCAATTTGCATTTTTCCGACTGAGACGATTAAAAATAAAGAACTTGCAAAAAGAATGGTTGAGTATACTAAGTTTTATGCGCTCAGGTTTAACCAACTGGCGCGGCGCGAAAATACATTATCAATTTTAGAATGTGATAGTATCGATGATGGTATGTCAAAGTATCACGGAACTTACAAGAATATCTTGTTTATGGCAGCGGGTGTTCGCATCTATGACATGTCTATCCTCTTTGAGATCAGAGAAGAAATACTTTCCAGTCCCAACTACATGGCGTTCGGGCACATCTTAGAATGGAAAGAAGATTGGTACGAGCTACATCATCAGTTTGTGTTAGTTAATAGCCGCAACTGGATTAAATGTGGTAAACCAAGTTATGGTGCATGGGAACAGAAAATTGAAGAACTGCCGGTTGTAGAAAGAAGCGAAGAAAATTTCCATGACGATTATACACCGTTGTGGATTCGCTATACTGGTGAATATAAACCGCAGAAGCATACCAAGCAGGGATGGAATTACTTTAATGCTTCTAGTCGTGGTAATTGTGAAATCGGTAATTGGAATGACACGATACGATCCAAGCGGACATATTATTACCCAGAGAATAACGGCAATGAACTATTACAATCACTAAAAGAATTACGAAATTGTGGAGTTACCAATCCCAATCAAATTCGTTTTATTAATACTCTTCGAAACTTTTCTGATCAAATTTGGGTTCTTAATAGTGAAGAAATAAAAATTGATTTTAATAATAAGCAATATTCTTTCGCTGCGTTTCCCGCCGCTGGGTTCAAGTTTTTAGAAATTTTACATCGGGGTAAACTGAAGCAGGATGGTAAAATTGTGATATATGACTTCAATCCAAAAAGTATTCAGTGGATTGAAACTCTAATGCACAGTAATAAAAATCCATTGCAATTAATGCAGGAGTATCCACATAAAAAAACATTTAAATGTCTCGGTGGACAGGTTTTTACGGAATCAGGAGAATTCACTAAAGATTTTCTGGAGAGTTATCAGCGAACTGTTTCGTATTTCGGCGGAGAAGAAAACTTTAATAAATTGATTGAAGAATTTAGAAAAAGTAATGTTGTTTTTGTTCAATGTGATTTATTCAATTCTCCCGAAACTCTTTGTTCACATCTATCTGAAAATGGATTAATTAACATCTCTAATATATTTTGCACTGATTTCAGCAATGGATACTATGGTCTAAAAGAAACACAAGCTAGGTATAAAAGTTTTATTAAATTGTTACCAGAAAAAACTCGGGTCATAGGTTTTGGAGCAAACTGCGAGACATTGAATTGAGATAATTTCTATTGCTACACACTTATACTTTACGGAGTTACTTTATGTTAAAATGGCTGATAAAAAAAATTAATTCATATTTTGCTAGAAGAAAGCATCTAAAACGAATTAAAGAATTACGTAAAATGGATCCGTTCATCTATGATTGAATGGGGTATATCCGCAGCAGCACATGATGCATCTTTGACAGTAGTTGATGGAAGTGAAATTTTATTTGCTTCTCATGCTGAACGGTATTCGGGTATCAAAAATGACAAAGACTTGAATGTAGATTTAATTCGCGCGGCATTGATGTTTGGTAAACCAGAAAAAATTCACTGGTATGAAAAACCTAAACTTAGAGCTATGAGACGATTGCTTGCGGGTCAGGGCATGGTTAGATTTAGCGTTAGACAATATCTTGCTGCTTTCGGACTAAAAGATATTCCGGTAGAATTTGCATTTCATCATGAATCACATGCCGCGGCTGGCTTCTATACTTCGCCGTATGATAATGCAACCGCTCTTGTTATTGATGCTATCGGTGAATTCGATACTGCGTCAATCTGGAAATGCTCTGGTAGTAAACTCAAAAAGAAATGGTCTATGGACTATCCTAAGTCTTTGGGTCTGTTCTATTCTGCTATGACAGATAGAATTGGGTTAAAGCCCAATGAAGACGAATATATCTTAATGGGAATGGTAGCATATGGTGATCCTGGAAAGTATTATGATGAAGTAAAAAATCTTTGGAAATCTGAGAACCTGCATCGTGGATGTCGCTGGTGGCGGCCAGATGACGGAGACCTGGACATTTATAGTGTCGCTGCGGCAACTCAAAAAGTCTATGAAGAAGAATTCGAAAAACTTCTGATACGAGCAAAAATGAAAGATGCCGCACAAGATAATCTTGTTCTTATGGGTGGCTGTGCGTTAAACTGTTCTGCAAATCATCTTGCTAGAAAATACTTCAAGAACGTTTGGATTATGCCAAATCCGGGTGATGCAGGAAGTTCCTTGGGTGCGATTGCAGCTAACAACAGACAAAAATTGAAATGGAAGGGTCCATATCTCGGCGCAGATATGGGAGGAGAATATCCGGTAGAAAAACTCTTGACAGAATTGCATAAGACTGGTATAGTAGGTGTTGCAAATGGTCAAGCAGAATTCGGCCCTAGAGCATTAGGTAATCGCAGCCTTCTAGCTGATCCAAGAGGTCATGACATTAAGGATAAAGTAAATGCTATTAAAAAGCGTCAAAAATTTCGCCCATTTGCTCCAGTCATTCTGGCAGGACGTGCGCGAGACTACTTTGAAATGTCATGGGAAGACTCCCCTTATATGCAATATACTTCAAGATGTAAATATCCTGATCAGTTTCCTGCTATTGTTCATGCTGATGGGACATCTCGCGTCCAAACTGTGACAAAAGAGCAACACCCGGGACTATATGCCCTTCTTAGTAGGTGGTATGAAGAAACTGGTTGTCCAATGCTATTGAATACAAGTCTCAATATCAAGGGTATGCCGATGGTGAATAACTTTAAAGATGCTGATGATTTTGAAGCGAAATATGGCGTGAAAGTCTTTTCATAATAAATATTAACATGACTAATAATATTCTAAAGTTTCCAGACAAGTTTCGTAAGGAACCTAGACGCTATCGCATACCGTTGTATACGGATGCCGATATTGAGATTGTTTTATTTTGCGTAAATGCTTTCGGAGTTACACCAGAAAGAAACATGATGGACGATTTATTAGAAATGGACCCAATTGAAGTTATAGAATGTCTTGACATTGCGAGGGAATCTGATATAATATCAAGTGTAGCAAAAGAGCATATACGCTGCATACGTGAATCTATTGAAGAAAGTTAATATATCATGAATATCTTTTATTTGGACCGTGACGTTTCCAAGTGCGCTGAATATCATAATGACAAGCATGTTGTCAAGATGATTATAGAATATGCACAACTGTTATCTACCGCTCACCGTGTAATTGACGGTGAACAATATCTGGACAAGACTGCTAATGGCCGTTCAATCAAGAGATGGCGAATGGAAGACAATACGCTAGAAACCGTTCTCTACAAAGCCACACATATCAATCATCCGAGTGCTGTCTGGGTTCGCCAGTCTAACAATAATTATACTTGGCTTATGTGTCTATTCCAATCCCTGCTTACAGAATACACTCATCGCTATGGCAGAATTCATGCCACTGACCGACTAGTTTATTTTCTTCGCAAGCCGCCCAGAAATATTCCTGTAAGTCATTTAACACAACCGACACCTGCTATGCCAGATGAATATAAAGTATCGGGCGACTCCTTACAGTCATATCGTAACTATTATATCGGTGCGAAAAAAACTATGGCAAAATGGAAAAATCGTGATATTCCTAGCTGGTGGAAAGACGCAACACAATAAATAACTACATGAAGACAGTTATACCGATCTCACCTCCTCCAGCTATCGTGCCTCCCTTGGCACTCGGCGACTCTGCAATAGCAGGGTCGCCTTTTTTGTATCAACTCAAACCCCCTAAAGGACTGTCATGGCAAGAAAAAAACAAATCCCATTACAAGTTGTCTCAAATAACGATGCTCCTGTAACCTTAGAGAAGAGTAAGCTATGCAAAGTAAAATACGAAGACCTAAAAAATATTCAACCAAAAAACTTTAATCAGAGACGATTTTTTGAACTTTACGACCAACAGTCCCCAGCAATTTTATTACACGGTGTAGCAGGAACAGGGAAAACCTACATCGCGCTTTTTAAGGCACTAGAAGAAGCACTAGATCCAGAAACAGTATTTGAGCGAGTAGTAATAGTCCGCTCTGCTGTTCCATCAAGAGAAATTGGTCACCTACCGGGTGATGAAAAAGAAAAGACAGAAGTTTATCAGTTACCTTATGTAGAAATCTGCGAGGATTTGTTTAATCATATCCAGCCATTTCAGCGATTGCAAGAACAAAAGTCGGTGAACTTTATGATCACCTCGTTTGTTCGTGGTATCACTCTAGATAATTCCATCGTCATTGTTGATGAATGTCAGAATATGACGGATATGGAACTCAATTCGATTATGACCCGAATTGGCAGAAACTCAAAGATCATCTTTTGCGGAGATTTCCGTCAAACTGATTTATATAAAAAGAACGATATGTCGGGACTTCAAAAGTTTATCGCTATCGCAGAACTAATGCCTTCGTTCAAAACACTAGAGTTTACTGTTCATGATATAGTAAGGTCCAAATTGGTTAAGGAATATATTCTAGCCAGACTAGAATATGAGGAGAGATACGCATAAAAGACTTGACAAACTATGAGAATCATGTTATAAGAGTATATGTTCAAAACAATCTATGATTATACTGATTTCGCCCAAGATGAAACAAGAGAAGATGGTAGCAGAGTTTACGTCAATGCCGCAGGTGTTGGATATCCCTCTGCTACCACCGTTCTAGGGGTCTTAAACAAAGACTCAATCAACAAGTGGCGTGAGCGTGTCGGGGAAGAAGAAGCCAATCGTATTTCTAAGCAGGCTTCTACTCGTGGTACTAAAATCCACACACTTACCGAAGCATATCTAAAGAATGAAGAAGTTGATTTTGATGGTGTAAAAGCGTCCTTGCTCGACAGGGAAATGTTCACTAAGTTTAAGTCAATTCTTGAGCCTATCGATAACATTCATTGCCAAGAGCTGGCATTATACAGCGACTTCTTACGTATGGCTGGTCGTGTTGACTGTATCGGTGAATACAACGGTACTCGGGCTGTAATCGACTTTAAGACTTCCAATCGGCCCAAGAAGAAGGAATATATCAGTTCCTACTTTATGCAGACCGCTGCATATGCAATCATGTATGAAGAACGGACTGGTATTCCTGTTCCCTATCTCATCATCTTGATTGCCGTAGACGGTGACGAGCCTCAGGTGTTCATAGAAAAGCGTGACAACTGGGCTAAAAAACTTATTGAAACTCGCGATTTGTTTGAAAAAGGTATTGACAAATAAGGACTTATGTCTTATATATAGATTATCAGTTGTTGACAATCAACAATAAAGGCGGAAAGACCGGGGTTCGACTCCCCGCACCTCCACCATCTATCAAGTGTTTAGTTTGCTTGGCACGGGAATTGCGTATGTAATTCGGCACTTGGTAGTTGATGGGGGTGACCTGGATATCGATTTTCGTGTAATAGGGCGGTTCGAGACTGATTGCTTGGCAAAGTGCCACAAAACGTAAATGCAAACGATAACGTTGCCTTTGCAGGATATGCGCTAGCCGCATAATCTCATTGGGTTTTTGATAGTTTTCCCTCGAAACAGAATAAAACTATTACCTGTTCTGTATATACGATGAAATGAGTGATGTAAGAACCTATGAATGCTAAATAGTTGTATGACCCATTAATGGGTCATTTTTTGTCTTCGGACAATCAGTGTGGGGAGTCACTGGTTAATACCCTCTCAAGTATAACAAAAAAATGGAAATAAGATGACTTCCTTTAATAAGAAGTTTTTCAAGTTTCTTTCGATTATTACACTATTAAGTTATAGTTTATATGGAATTAATTCATATGCTGAAACTGCCATCGAAAGAGAAGCAAGGGAATATTCCCTCGGCGTCGGAGAAGTAATCCAGGGTATCAAAGAAGATGCCCAAGAACAACAACGTAAAGTAACACAACAAAGAATCCAGACACAAAATATTCGTCTGGCAAATAATAGAGAATTGAAGTGTCTCGCAGACAACATCTATTATGAGGCTGGTAACCAGTCTACACAAGGCAAATTGGCCGTCGCGGCCGTTACTATCAATAGGGTAAATAGCCCCAAGTTTCCTAAATCTGTATGCTCCGTTGTATACCAGAGAACAAAACGTGTGTGTCAGTTCTCGTGGGTGTGCGAAGGAAAGAAGAGTGTGCGCAGTGCGCAACAATACGCACAAGCCAAAAGAGTGGCTGAGAAGGTATTGTTCGCAGGGGCTAATCATGGCGTATTAGGAAAAAATGTTCTATTCTACCATGCCGACTATGTAAATCCAGGTTGGAATCTTCGTAGAGTAGCTAAAATTGGTGATCATATATTTTATGCAGGATAATGAATGGGTAAGAGAAGCAACTTTGAACATCGTAAGAACGACTTCTATCCGACTCCGTTGGATGCAGTAAAGCCTCTCTTACCCTTTCTTCCCTCGGAGTTTACCTTCGCTGAGCCTTGTGCCGGCGACGGTAGACTCTGTAGGCATATCGACACCTTAACAGACAGTAATGCAGTAGCTACTTTGGTTTCTGATCTCGATCCCAAAGACACTTTTATTGAAAAATATGATGCATTAACTGTTGACATTCCCGCAAATACCGAGTATATTATAACTAATCCCCCTTGGTCTAGATGGATACTACATCCATTGATTGATAGGTTTGCTAGTATTCGTCCTACGTGGCTTCTCTTTGATGCTGATTGGATGCATACTAAACAAGCAATACCCTATCTACAATATTGTAGTAAGGTTGTGGCCATAGGTAGAGTAAAGTGGATTGAAGATAGTAAGTTTACTGGCAAGGACAATGCTTGTTGGTATCTTTTTGATAAAAATGAAATGAGTGGAACACAATTTTATGGTCGAGGATTTTCAAGTGGTAGATGAAGTCAGCAACGAATTTCTGATTACGAAGAAGTTTAGAACTTCTACTGAGTTTTCTCAATTTATTGAGAAGCAAGCATCGACAACAGGTCTACAGTGTATGGACTTGCTAGTTGATTATTGCGTAAAGAATGATATAGAAATGGAATCAGCATCTGTTCTGTTAACTACTTCACTCAAAGAAAAGATTCGTGCGGAAGCAGAAGAACTAAATATGTTGAAGCGCAAGGATGGAAAGCTACCCTTCTAATGGATTCTTTCGAAGTTTATCGTGTCTACATGTCACTCAAACTTCATTTTACTTCTGATGATTACGATATCACAAAAACGAAATCGGGCGTTAGATGTAAGAGAGAAACATTCCTTAAACGTAAGGATGTTCTGTTGTTTCGCAAGTTAGCCAAACGATTTACCTTTACTGAGATGGTAGATTATTTCGTTGCTAACTTTGTCAATGGACATAACGGTCTTTTCGATGCCGAAAGCGATAACGTGTATCGGGACTGGAAGGCTAGAAAAGAGAAGTTGACATATCTGTTCACACAAGACATCTCTACTCTGATATTAGAGGCTGAAAAAGTAAATGTTGATCCATTGATTAGTGATGGTCAACATCCCTTAGCATTAAAACTATACCTTGGTAAAAAAATTAGTCTTGAAACCCTAATTATTCTTGACAAATTGTTCAATTTTGTGTATAGTAATAATACTGTGTTAGCAAATGATTTTATATGGAAAGATGTATCTCGTTTGATAACAAAGTATCGTGTCTTTGTTAAGTTTGACAAAGACAAATTCTCTCAACTATGGATCAAGGAGAAAGGCCAAGTGGTCTATTAAATGAGTCATTCTAAGCGTAGAGACTTCGATTACGAACCTCGTGTCAAAGAAGTTCGTAAAGGTGTGGACAAATCCAACAAGCACCGCAAAAACCCGTATAAATACTCTGGTAGTCAAGAAGAAGATTTTGACGACTACGATGATTATGATACACAACGCAAATATTAACGCAATACAACGCAATACAGCGCAAAATAAGGAATACAAATATGTCTTTTAATTCTCTCTCGGAACTCCGTAAGAACCGTGGCAACTTCGACTCACTTATGAAAGAAGTCGAAAAGATTGCAAATCCCACAAACGAAAAGCGCGGCGACGATGATCGCCTCTGGAAGCCTTCTGTAGATAAGGCTGGCAATGGTCAGGCTGTTCTTCGTTTTCTTCCTGCTCCTCCAGGCGAAGAACTTCCTTGGGTTCGTGTGTATGATCACGGCTTCCAGGGCCCGACTGGTAAGTGGTATATCGAAAATTCGTTGACCACTATTAACAAGCCAGACCCTCTTGGCGAACTCAATTCAGAACTCTGGAATTCGGGTGTCGAAGCCAACAAGGAAATCGCTCGTAAGCAGAAGCGCCGCTTGTCGTATATCTCTAACGTTCTTGTGATCAAGGATCCCGCTAATCCTGAAAACGAGGGTAAGGTCTTTCTCTATAAGTTTGGTAAGAAGATTTTTGACAAGATCAAGGACGTAATGCAGCCTACCTTTGAAGATGAAAAGCCGGTTAATCCGTTTGATCTTTGGGAAGGCGCTAACTTCAAGCTCCGTATTCGTCAGGTAGAAGGCTATCGTAACTACGATAAGTCAGAATTTGATGGTAATACGCCACTTGATGAAAATGAGGATAAGCTGGAAGCAGTCTGGAAGCAGACGCATTCACTTGCTGCCTTTCTCGATCCTTCGAACTTCAAGTCTTATGACGAACTCAAAGCCAAGCTGAATACTGTTCTAGGTAGTGGTACCCGTGTGCCCACCGCAGAGAAGGTAAATCCGCTTGATGCAGAAGATGAACTCTTCGTTGAAACCAAGATGAAGACGGCTGCTAAGGCAACCGAAGAAACTCCGCCTTGGAATGATGAAAAGAGTGATGATAATATGAGTTACTTCGCAAGTCTTGCGGACGACTAAAAGAGAAAGGGGCGCTCTAAGCGCCCCTTTTTTATGCCATTGCTCGTTTTAGAGCAAATCTCATCCAACTACTCTCATCATCTCTAACATAAGTTTTAGTATTTGGTACAGAGGAGCTTTCGGATGCACCGCCCCCTCCGCCACCTTGATTGATGATTGTTGGAGGAGGAACATTCACTTTCATCTGGTCTTTAGCTTGTTCTGAACCCTTTTCTAAGATGCCGCTATCAGGATTTTGTCCTGATTGAACTTTAGCTTCTTCTCCGCCACCGCTCATGTAATCGTAAGCCTTCTTTGCACCAACAGCGGCAAGGCCGACTCCACCTAAACCAGCCGCAGTCATTAGTGGATTTCTTTTCATAAATCCAGCTGCTTTACTGAATATGCCACCGCCTGGCTTACCCTGGACTTTAGCTGTTTGTTTTGGTTGTGTTGCCGCCTTTGGTGCTTGCCCACTTTGTGCGGCTTCTGCGGCACGTGTTTCTGGTGTACCGCCCAGTGCTCCCATATCTCTAGCAGCCAGTGCAGCATCTAATCCAACAGAGGCGGCTGTTCCCACACCAGGAATAGTTCCGGCTGCTCCAGATGCTAACTCTAGTCCTGCACCGGCGAAGTCGCCTGACATAGCTCTTTGAGCAGCAAATACTCCACCGGCTATTAGACCCACTCCTGGTATTTTCTTTAGTAGTGATTTGCCAAGTGCTTTTGCACCAACTTTTGCTACTCCCTTGGAGGCAGCTTTTGTACCTACTTTCGCTGCACCCTTAGCAGCAACTTTCTCGCCTGCTTTAACCGCACCCTTTTCAGCCGTCTTTGCTGTGGGTGCAAGTTCGGCCGCCGTCATTGCGGTGTTCGCTGCCATGTTTGTGGCATTATTTCCAGCTAAGTTTTCACCGCCATCATTATCGTTACCAGCAATCATTGAACCCATGCCGATAGCACCGGCGCCAACGGCTAGGGCGCCAAGTATACCTTTTCCTTTACCGAATTTTCTACCAGCTGGAACATCGGGGGTTTTCTTGACAAATCTACCCTTGGCGTCTCTCGGTTGACTTCTAGCTCTTTCTGATTTTGACTGCTTGCTTCCATCCGGCGCACCAGGAATATTTCCGCCACGATTTCTGCGACTAGGCAAATCGATATCGATTCCCCCACCACCGCCACCTGATCCGTCTGAACCACCAGAACTCTCAAGCGATTGAGCAATCTTTTCTATTGTGTCTTTTATTGCAGAGAATAATTCATTTGCTTCTTTGAATGTATCAGATATTTCGTCTAGCTTTTTCGTATTTTCTTGGATAGCATCTACAACCGGGCTCTCTGACATTCCAGCCGCATCTTCTTGCAGTTCGCTAGTTGGCTGTGCTACATTAGATTCTATACCAGCCGCTACTGCTCCTGTGGTTGGCTTATCAGGTAGAATAACCGATGCGCCCTTTTTCTCATCATAATCTTTTTGAAGTTCTTGATTGATAGTATCTTTTGATACCGGTTTCCCCTCTCTACGATATGATATATCTTTTTCAGAAGCAGGCGCTATTCCTCTATCGGCCAGTAGTTTCTTCTGTTCTGTAGTCAGATCAGTTAATTTTTCCGCTTCTTGGGCCACGCCCATACTGTCTCTAGCTTCGGTTCTCTTCTTTTTATCGGAAGTGAAAAGGTCATATCTGAGATCGCCCGGCTTTCCGGTGAAGACTCTTTTTGCGCCTTCAAGTTGAGTTTTTACAAATCCTTTTGGAATTGCAGTACCCGTTGTTGTGTCTTTGCCACTAACGGCACGCTTCAAGCGATTTCTAAATGTGTCTTCTTTTCCTTTAAGACCCATATCATTCGCTTGAAAATATTGCTCTTTAGCTGCCTTTCCGGCATTCGCAAATCTAGTTGCGGCGTCTGTATTACCTGAAGCCTGTGCAACGGCTTGCCCCTTTTTAGCTAGAGCAAGCACCTCTTTGATACCTTTATTGAATCCTTCTAAGTTCTTTTCGGTCAACTTGCCAATTTCTTTGACAAGTTCGGTCAGCATTTTACGCTCTTCGTCTGTATACTGCTCTAAGTCTTTGCTTATGTTTTCTGTGGCAGCGGACAAAATCTTGGCCGCTTTTTCGCCATCAACGGTAGTCACTGACAAAGGATTTGTAGTTTCCTTAATCTTTTCTAACTGAGTTTCTTTCCCCGCACCGGAACCAGACGAACTCAATAATTTTTTGATGTCTTTTGCTTGACCTATAACCTCATCCAGACGGTCGACAACAGGATCTGGCCCATTATTGGGGGCAGTCTGTAGTCTATCTGATAGTCCTTGTAAGTTACTGGCCATTTCTTAATAATCCTGTTGGTTCTGTTCTGCTTTTTTCTTCAAGTGAGTCATCAACAATCCAATGTAAACTTCCCTTTCCCATGGCATCATATTTTCAAGTTCTGACAGACTGTATTTGTGTTCTTGCATTAAAATAAAGTTTGTCTTATAATGATTCATCAAATTATCATGAGAAAGGGTTATTCGAAAAAATTTTCTACACCGTCTATTAATACCGTATTTTCTGTTTCGCATTTAACACATGTATAATCAATTGTCTTTTCAAGTCTTGGTGAAGTCTGGAAAAATTCTACTATCTTTTCAAACTGCTGTGTCGAAAGACTGTTAATAAACTTTTCTACTTCTTCTGGACCTTCATCCTCTGCGTTGTAGATTTCGTCTTGGTCGAAGATTTTATCTATACACGCTACGACAAGATCGAATGCCGGAGTTTCATCATCGACCAAAATTTCTGCCTTTGGATATTTCATAATCACGCCAACGGCATCTGATAGCATTATCTTATTCGTATGATTTTCGGGAAAATCGATTGTCAACGAATTCAAATCTAATGTAGTCTCAGTCTTGTGTCCACATTCACCGCAAATCAAAACGAAATCAGTGACACTGCCAATAGACTGGGAGCGTAATTGAATAAATGCATACTGTAGATCAAAAAACGGCAAGTCTCTGCCCTGCACATTTCCATTAGAGCAAGATGTAACAATATCTTGCATAGCCTTTATCATCTCTTTTGGCTCGTTGGATTCTTGAGCCAAGATAAGTATCTTTTCCTCTTTTACGAGAAAGGGGCGAAACTCAATTTCATTTGATAAAGAATGCAACTTTACTCTGAAAGTCGGAGTAGTCATAGTTGGCAACGGCATAATTTAGTCCTTCATTAATTAAACTGGTATTACAAACCATCTTTTATATGTAAATGTCACTGGTAATCTAATAGGCTGTGTGTTACTATTAGACATTTGAATGGGTGCAATCGATCTTGGAAATACATCTTCTATTTCCCATTTGGCAACGACTTCATCTTTATTATTCAAGGCAGTTACTATCATGCCTCCATAATATTTGTTCGGGAAAGCAATTTCACGGGTTCTCTTATTGATAATTCCGCGCATCCAATCTCCGAAAAAGTCTTTTGCTGCCCATGTCGCATCAACTAAAAACGTAAAGGTAATTGAGTCCCCACCAAAATCAATGGCGCTGGCACGTTGTTCATTTAAATTGTTGATTCTAACTGGTCTAGTTCCAAGGAGTATCCCTGGAATCATAGCATCTTCTACAAATAGAGACAGATGATTGGCTGAACGACCGGCAGATGTTAAGTGTGTGGCCATTCTTTGTCCGCCTGGCACTCTTTTACCATCGTCGCCCATTAAATTTTGCGGAGGAATTATTTGTACCTCAAATCTATGCGAACGAGCAAAATCTCTTTTTCTCGTCTCCGCGCGGAAATTTGCCAAGCTATTGTGTGCTTGCTCCATTAAATCTTGCTCCTAGTATCTCTGAAAACGGATTCTTTAGTTGCACCAACAAACGCTTCAACTGGTAAGAATATCGCTGCCTTCCAATCGGCAGGATTAATTTTCATGAATTGCGACCTTACATGCGTGGTCAAATAATGTTTGATGCAAGGTTTAATTTCGGCTGCTGTTTGTAGACTATTTAAAAGATTATATGACAAGCGCATTTTGCTGGTTGGGGTAAGCGTCTTGGAATCCGCAAAGTTCATCAATTCACCCAAAACTTTTGCTCTTAACAGGTAAGGCAAATAGTGAACGTTAATACCATAGAAGCCGCCTTTAGCTGGACCGAACGGCAATACCAAGGGAAAGGTATCATAGAAAGGAAGTTGGGCTTTTAACTTTGGATCATAGAAATACATATACATCGCGCCAATCTCTACTTTACTAGTAAGACTGCCGATATCAGATTGCATCACTGTGTTTCCAGAAACTCTTGCACCAACTAAGCCTCTGACATTGCGCATATACCAGTCAATGGACTTCTGTCCATCTCCTACTTGCGCACGAAGTTTCTGAAAGGCGTTATTTGATGGCATTAACGGCCCTGACCTCTATACTTTTTAAAATTGCGGCGCTTATGCTTGTTCATCGTGCTTAGTTTCACACCCTTGCGGCGAGGCGCAAATACTGTCTTTGAATTTCCTGCTGCTTTAGCCATCATTTAATCTCCTTAGTCTATATTTATGCTTTAATTCCAAGTTCTTTCTCGGTTAATATAAGAAATTCCCATCCATTATCTTTACAAAATTCAGTTGCATATTTCCATTTGGCTTGATTTACTCCCCAAGTAATAACCTCATTAAGAAATTGTTTAGTTTTTCTTTTTGGAATTTTTGGTTCTCTAACGAACTTTGCAGGTTTGATTTCTATTAAGTATTTCTTAACATCACCTGAGTTTTCTTTTACCTTAATGTAGAAATCCACGAAGTAACGATGAACCCTATTGTCTTTTGGCGACAAATAAGGAATAGCAAGTTCTTCTGAACCCCATTCTAATATGTTGGGATTACTATCGCACCATTTCATGAACTTTAGTTCCCAGCTAGAACGATATATAATTCTACTAGGATCACCTAAATACTTCTTAGGATATTGTATTTTGTAGAGACCTTTCATAGTCTCCTTCGTGTATGCCATATAAATAGTCCAAACTAACCCCAATAGGATATTTATTAGAAATGGCAGAACAAAAAAGAGAGCCGGCAAGCCCAAAGCAGTCCTCTTCTTCTCCTACTCCAGGAAGATTTAATAGAGACCAAAAGGGTATGGTCGATCCATTTAGTAAAGCAAGTAAAGCGTCCAAGACATTTACATATCCGGAAAGTTTAGCTACTGTTAACGACCAAAGTGAACACACACATTGGATAGCTTTTTATCCTCTTGTTAGAGAAGGTACCAGCGCGGCAACTGCACTTGGTAATAGAGGTACTATTTTTGAAACTTCAGGCCAACAAAGAGTTGATGCAGAACATGCAACAGCCGCTGGTGCTGCACTAGGTGGAAAACTTGCTGCCGAAACATTAGGTACTGCTGGTCTTGCAGGATTGAAGAGTATTATGGGCGCTAAAGGTGGTTTATCAAACTTCTTCAAATCTGGTGCCGTTGGAACAGCAGGTGTCACAGCGGCACTGGGTATAGCTGCCGGGGTGGCAGCTGGTGCGGCTCTTAATGGTATAGGCGCAAGAAGATTGATTATGGGTTCTAAAGCAATTGTTTTAGGCATTCAAGATAAACTTAGCTACGGTTATTCGGCAAACTATGATGTTGCCGATATAGGAGGTTTTGTCGGCGCCGCGGCAACGGGCAACTTTAGTGGAGAAGCCTCACTAGGAGATGTCGGTACCGATGTTGGTGCATTAGCAGCCAGAAAATTAGCAAGTCTTGCAGGTGCAATTGGCGGAAATCAGGTTACAAACTTAAAAGAAGCTACATCAAAAACAGTAGAGAACCCGTATAAAGAGCAGTTGTTTAAAAATATGGGATTCAGAAAATTTGGTTTTGAATATAAATTTGCACCCAGAACATATGAAGAAGGATTAACAGTTTTTGGTAAATCGGAGGCCAGGGGTGGCGTCGGTGGTATTATTGGGACATTTCTTGAACATATGCATCCAGAACCTAGTAATGCTGGCGTATTTCTGATTTATCCTTCCGAGTTTTTAATTGTAATTTACCATAAGTCTGGCGCAGAAAACACCTGGGTCAGAAGAATATCAAATTGTGCCCTGACAGGAATGAATATCGATTATGGTGCAGATGGGTTCACCACTTTTCAAGGAACTAGCGGTATGCCAACAGAAGCTACTATTAGACTTGAATTTACCGAACTCGAAACTCTCACAAACAAACGTTCAAAGCTGGGATATTAATCATGACATATTTTACTAATTTTCCATCAGGTATGCTTAAAATTGGAAATGAATATAAGTATGTCACGGATATTTTCAGACGAGTTTACACAAATACGTTTGCGACACATTATTCCGAATTAGAGACAGTAACTATTCCTGAAGGATACACAGTTGAGCAAGTCAGTGACTTATATTATGGTTCACCTACATATCACTGGGTTATTATGATTTTAAATAACATCGTTGACATTAGAGAAGAATGGCCTAAGTCGGGTGCAGATTTGATTGAATACAGTAAACTAAAATATGGCGGGCTAGAAGGACTATACGATGTCCATCACTATGAAAGCGATGACGGTATCACGGTACAATCTAGCTATACTGAAAATAAAATCGCAGTTACGAATATCGAATATGAAGAAATACTGAATGATGCTAAGAGAGAAGTCCAGATTTTAGAACCCAAGTATCTTAGTTCATTCGTAACCAAATTCCAAACATTGATTTCAAGGTAATATAATGGTAGACTTTCTTAGTTATTTGGGTGCATCTAAGCCCAAGGGAGATCCGGATTATGAAGGTGATGCGGATCTTTTTTCGAATGAAGATGATTTCGATGAGAAGGCTTTTGCTGACCTGAATCCTGCGATTCTGCAAAAAGCAGGCGATGTTATTTACAACGAGGTGTTGCTAGTTACTAACGGCGGCATTATTGATATTAGAGACTTCGTGGTCGAAATCAATATCTATGAAGATATGTTCTCTCCCTGCTTACATGGAAATGTCATTATTCGTGACACACAAAACCTGATAGAAAAAGTTCCTCTAATTGGCGATGAAATATTAACTCTGGATGTTTCTACTCCTCAGTTGGCGCAGGCGCCTTACGATCCAACAAATAAAATACAAAAATCATTTGCTGTATATGCTATCAAGAATAGATTTTTGTCAAATGAAGACAAAGAACAATTGTATTCTCTGCACTTCATTTCGATGGAAGGTATGGTAGATAATATTTCATATTTGTGCCAGAAGTATGAAGGTACAACAGATGAAATAGCAGCAAAAGTTTTTGAGGATTCGTTCAAGGATATTCCTAGATACTTGAACGATAAGAACACGGCGGCAACTGCTCCCAAATCTGACTTTACTATCGGCGATACTCCACATACTTCTAAGGTTTCATTATTACCTCCTATGTGGACACCATTTCAAATAATGGGTTATCTATCAAAACGAGCATTGGGAACAAATGTTACAGATGCACCGACGTTTCTATTTTATGAGACGACCAAAGGTTTTTACATGTGTTCTATAAACGATCTAATTAGATCGCAAATGTCAGTTGGCTTTATTATGTCGAAGTTGAAGTATCGTAAGAAATATGAGGCAGAACAACTAGGAGAAAATGCAATTCGTTTGGCGTATTCTCACGTTGAAAATCTAGAGTTTCTATCAAACGTTGATGTTCTTAAAGGTCAAGACTTGGGGCATTTTGCAAGCTCTCTTTTCACATTAGATGTAGTCAAGAAAGAATATGTGGCAACGTCATACGATCACGGGTTTGAGTTTCAGAAATATCCTCATTTAGGTAGTTATAAATCTGCGCCCGGTCAAACGGGTCTAGTTCTGGATGAAAGCAAGAAATATAATTCAATTTTTCCGGCTACAGTCATTCGCTCATCCGACAGTAAAGTTTTTATTGAGTCTATACATCCTGGTGTTCTAGATAGCACAGACCCGGAATTGATGAATCTTCATCCTGAAAAATATGTTCAACAACGAAATAGTCTATTTTCCGACATTTCTACCATGAAAATGAAAATTACTATTCCTGGTAGAACAGACATGGAAGTTGGTACAATCGTAGATTTCGATTACCCTTCCGTTGGGTCTGGCAGAAATGGTGAAACGGATGAGGACAGTGTTAAAGATATATGGATAAGTGGATATTATATGATAACTGCGATACATCATCAAATTACAAAATTGAGACATAATATGATTTGTGAAATTGCTAAGGATTCTTATTTGAAAGAACTTGTAGCCGAAGAAGCATCGGCTGCTCCTGCCGCCGCGCCAGCAACAACTAATCCTCCTTCACCGGCTCCAACCCCGGCTCCAAGCAAATAAATAGATTAATGGAGTTACTTATACTATGATGGATAATAGAACAACTAATAATGTTGGCCAGTTTTACTGGTGGTTCGGCGTGGTCGAAGATCGCGACGATCCTTTACGCATCGGAAGATGCCGTGTTCGTATCATGGGTTATCACATAGATAGCACGGAGCTACTACCGACAGAAGATTTGCCGTGGGCTGTCCCAATTATGCCCGCAAATAATCCCTCAATATCTGGGGTCGGCGGCTCGGCGAACGGCGTAGTGACCGGAACGTGGGTCGTAGGTTTCTTTGCAGATGGCTCAGACGGCCAGCACCCCATGTTTTTTGGCACGGTCGGTGCGGTACCTGGCGGTCCGGCAGGTGATCCATGCGCACCAGCAGGTGGCAACAGTGCTTCTGATCCAGCAGGTGCACCAGGCGGCGCACAAGATATTCAAGTATCCGGTAGTGCCAAAGGAATGGCCCAAAAGATTTTCCAAACAGCAAAAAGTCTTGGTTATGATGACTATATGGCTATCGCATTTGTTGCACTCGCGCAAAAAGAATGTGGTCTGACGCCCAAAGCAGAAAAAATGAATTATTCCGCAGCAAGAATTAGAGAAGTGTGGCCGAAAAGAGCAGATCAGGCAGTTAAATATGCCAATAATCCACAGGGTCTGGCCAACTTCATCTATGCTACCGTAAATGGTAATAAAGGCGGAACCGACGGATGGAATTACAGAGGTAAGGGTCTAAATCAGTTGACGGGTAGAGCAAACTATGCCGCGATTAAACAAATTATTGGCGTTGATATCATAGCTAATCCAGATTTGTTGATTACTGATCAAGATGTGGCGGTTAAGGCGTTTTTTGCCTTCTATCAATATCGAGGCTTGGGTGGAGGAGTGGTTCGAGGCAGAAAAACGGCGAGAAGTCAGAGCGAAGCAAACAAAATCATTACAGATGCAACTGGAGGCAGAGACAACTTTAGCACAGGTTCTGCCTTTGGTAGAGAAAATTTCGCCAAAGTTGATAAATTCTCTAGACAATATACACCAGCAATGTTGTCTGCTAAAGCATAATCGGAGCATTTAATGTCATTATTACAAGCAACCAGTCTAATTACCTCGGCAGTCAAGTCTGTCAAAACTGGTAAACTTCCTGATTTATCCTCAACGGTAAATGCACTGTCTTCAGCTGGCGTTTTGTCACGAGATCAGGCCAAGGCAGTCAAATCTGGATTGTCCTTAGCGAACACAATCGAACAAGGAAAAACTCCCAACTTATCCGCAGTAACTAGCGGATTAGCGGCAGTAGGTTTACTCTCAAAGACGGGTGCAAATAGTTTAACTAAACAGATTAATGTCTCTTCGTCATCGCTGCCCGGAAATACAGTTTCTAATGCAAATAAGTTGCTCGCAACTCTTACTAAGAGTGGAGTTATCGATAAAACTACTAGCAAATTATTATCAAATGGGTTAAGCATTCTTAATGCAGCATCAAATGGAAATATTTCCGGAGTGATAACCGGCGCATTAAAGATTGCAGATGTTCCTCTCAATGTTTCTAAAGCAGCAACTGAAGTATTAAAGGCTGTTCCTACTACGATTGAAACTTCTAAGGCAAGTTCTGGATATCAAACTACTGCCGCAAAATTACCAGATATCGGTTCGCCCGGCAAATTAACAAAAGAAGACTGTGTAAAAGTTCTTACGGCATGTCAACAAGCAATTTCTAGAAAATATGTTGTCGGCGGTAAGAGAAACATATGGCGTAAGGTTCACAATCGCGGTGAATACGGCGCATATAGAATGACGATATCACAACTTATTGATATTGATTTTCTAAAACCAGAAATACAAGAATGGGCAGAAGATTGCATTCAGATCAATGGCAATCGTCCTGGTGCCGCTGAAAGAGTTAAGTCATACGCAGAGGCAGTTCAAGATAGGGCAGGCGAATATGACTTCGCACCTTACAAAAGAGAAGCCGGCAATAATATCCAGTATTTCTTCTTATACAATCCTATTCCTCTAAATCATGAGGCTGCCGTAAGAAGCATGATTTCTTTCGTTACGTCGGAAGAAATGCAAGATAAAGCAGCATATTATTATTTAAAGAAGGCATACGTAGATTTAAGCAATGCGAAGATTGTGAATGAAAACACTTCTAAGGAAACTGTAGCAGGCTTACTTTCCGTTGCGCTTTGTGGAAAATTAGATGATGCTATTAGTTTTGCCCAAGGTGTTATCAAATCGAATTCGGATGGCGTCAACTCTAAGTATTGGTATGATATTGGATATAACGCGGTTGCTGAAAAACCAAAAGAAACTAATAGCGATAAGCCACTACTAAAATCCGGCGTAAGAGCACCAACAACAGAAATCAGTACCAAGGCTCTAATAGAGACTGCTAAAGATCTGGCTGATGTTCTATCTGGTAAAAACATAAACGGAGTCATTTCTGGACTAGTTAAAAATGGAATTATTCCTGCCGATATCGGTGGAATACTAGATGCTGGACTGGGAATAGCAGCATCAACAATCAAAGATAAACTCGGTGAAATCAATAAGGCTAAAGATGCCTTGACCGCGGCGTCAAGTATATTGCCAGCAAATACTACTTCAGCATTGAAGTCTATATCAAGCATTTCATCTAAAGTTAGCGGAGTTACCAGCAAAGTTCCATCTATTAGTAGTCTTGCGTCTAAAAATAGTATAACCTCTGCGGTAAGCAAGGTATCTAATACATCGCTTGCAAAACAGATTACTTCACTAGCAGCCGATGTTGAAAATACTGCCACAGAAGCGGTAGGTACTGCGCTTGGTGCAGCCGGGGCAAGCGGCAAAGTTGATCCAGCATCGTTAAGTTTTATTGGCGAATCCCTAAAGTCTGGTTTTGGTCTAGCCAACGATTCACAGACTGCGGTAATCAATGAGTTAAATCGTCGCGGTATGTGTCCTCCGGGTGCAACTGCACTTCTTCGTGCGGCAATCGATGGCGTCACTGACCCCGCAAAAATTTCTGATCTGATTGCATCAGAAACTAATAAGATGGGAAACGTGGGTGCAGCTATTCCAGCACTCAATACCACGCTAATAGAACAAACAGGTGCTAAACCTGGATTGCTTGATAAGTTCGAGCAAGCAAAAGCAGCCTCTATTAGTGCAATCGGTGTAAGTAAACCAGAATTGACTTCTCTGATTAGTAGTGCCGGTTCTGCATCGATGGAATCATTGAAGAAACAAGCATCTGCGGCAGCAAGTGGCATACTCAATTCCAGTTCGACCGCAGTGTCCGGTCTTGCTCTTGCTAATAATCTCACCGCGATAACAGCCGGTGCAAAAGATCCATCTGCCGCCGCTGCCGCCCTTGGCGCTTCTGCGGTATCAAATGTTACGGGCGCTATATCAGCGGCAACTGGCGCAGTTTCGGGTATAGCTGGTAACGCACAAGGAGCACTCAACTCTGCCACGGGCAACGTTACAAGTGCGTTGTCGAATGCAGCATCAAATGTTTCAGGAATGTTGGGCGGCTCTTCACCTACCACTACCGAAAAGCCAGCAGAAGGTGAAATTGTTTCGTCGTTCTTGCCGGTATCACCCGCTTCTGTTCCTCCAACACCTCAAACAGGTGCGGCGTCCGCAGACGCAGTTCCTACGCTACCGTCCACGCAAATTGCGGCCGCGGTAGGAGGACCAACGCAGGCTTCTTCGCCACCTGTCGACCCTAATCCAATGAAGTCTACATATGGCTCAGTCGAAGTTTCATATCAATGGACAGCATCTAATGGTGTTGTTACACTATCTACCAAGGGAACACCCATTGCGTCTGTAAACTTAATTGATAAGACCGATACTAAAACTCCTCAGTATTTGACACTGATTTCTGCTATTGACGGTGCAATTAAGCAAGAACGTATCAATAACTATACTCCAAAAACACCTAAAATATTTGAACAAAATCTTGGAAATGCTCTTTATCCTCAAAATAGTGGGGCGTTGCCACTCAGAGAGATTCCAATAATTGCCACAGTTATTCCGTTTGGGGGTAACTACGCAATACAGGTCGATGGATTAAAACCGATAAACTATCAACCAGATAGAACAAAATATATTATATCTCTGAACAGACCTGAATGGCAGGAAAGTATTGACGCCCAATTAACTCGCGAAATTGAATCCACGATGCGAGACATTGTTGAATTGACGCAAGAGGTTTCCGCGGGCGATACGTCAACAGCTAAGTGGGATCTTCCTACCGCAGAAGCATGGCTTGATGTTATTACTTCTCTAAAGAGAGAACAAAAAGACATCATCTTTAACTATAATAAATGGGTTAGAGATACTAATAATCCTCCACTTGGACCAGATACTACACTATCAAATGATCTTATTAGTGCCAAGTCTGGCATTGCCGGTGAGTATACAACAAATCTTGAGAAAGTCAAGAAAACTTTTAGTAATAATACTCCAGTAGCGGCACAAGGACCAAGTAAATCAAATACAGACGGTTCAACGACTACTGTTGTCACCGAAAAATATGGCGATGGTTCTGTAGTAACAACTACAATTGTAGAAGATCAAAAAGGATTTGCGTCATCGCAAAAAGAAGTGACGAGAGTCGCTCCTCCTATTGCATCAGTCCCGCCTAATACTAATCCGCTACAAGCAGATAGCGTAGAACATCCCGCCGCGGCAGATACCGCGCAGTCACTGACACAAGCCCCATCGGATGCTGCGAATATTCCGGTGACAAACGATACCCAAGACGGGTTCGGTGATCCAAAAGGTCAATATCCGAAGAAGTCACTCGGTGGTAAACCAGATACTAATCCTCTTGCTGTGGGTATAAATTCGCCTCATATTCAGAATAACCCGACATCACAGGGTGCGAATCAAGAGAGTTTAAGTTCTGGTGCATCACCTGCCGCTAAGAATGCTCTTCGTAAAAGGGACATTCCAAAAGCGGGTAGAAACGGCGGATCTTGGTCGCAACCTAAGACCGCATATGCTGCACAGTATCCTTTCAACAAGGTTACTGCTTCGGAATCCGGTCACGTTCAAGAAATCGACGATACTCCTGGTGCCGAACGTATTCACACCGCTCATAAATCAGGATCATTTAATGAAATCGGTCCTGACGGAACACAAGTAACTCGCGTTGTTGGTGATAACTATACAATTATCGATAACAATGGATATATTTTAATTGAAGGCCGAGCAAATGTTCACGTTGCGGGTGAATGTAATGTTATGATTATGGGCGATGCAAATCTTACTATGAATGGTAAGGTCAACATGGATGTTCATAATGACTTCAATCTAAACGTTGCTGGCCACTTTGGTCTATCTGTAGGCGGCGGTATCTTCATTAGAAACGATGGTGTATTCTCACACGATAATAAAGGTGATATGCAAATACATGGCGCAGGCAACTTCAATTCGACAATTGATGGCACTCATAACCTTACCGCAAGCGGTTATAAAGTAACATCTAAGGGTGATTATCATGTTAAGGTATCTGGAGTTTCTTATCATACATCTGTTGGCAATATCAATCAAGACACAGATGGTTCAATCCTGAGCAAAGCCGCAGTAACTATCGATAGTAAGTCTGGTACACATACAAACATAGAATCGCTTGGTAATACAAATATCAAGTCTGCTGGTTCTGTTAATACAGAATCGATTGCTTCTACAAATATCAAGTCTGCGAATGTTATCAATGCACAAGCAGCGGATTCAGTTAACGTCAAGTCTGGTAATGCAGTGAATGTCAACTCTGCGGCAGCAACCAATGTCAAGTCTGGTGCAGCCGTTAATGTTGAGGGTGCAGGAAATATCAATCTTAAGGCACCTCTTGTTGCGTCTTCATCTATTGATACCGCAACTCTTGATGTAACAACAGCAAATATTTCCACTTTGAATGCTGGCAGCACAAATCTTCGAGCAACTGGAACTGATACTGGTACTAATGGCGGCGACGATCACGATCTTCCAGTCTCTGGTCCAACAACAGCTTCTGTTACCGAACCGGGGTCGGCGGTAACTGCTGGTAATGCTAATTCGGCGGATCCAGCCAGCGAAGCAACTGGCGCCAAGATTGCAACACTTGCAAATCCAATTCCTATTGAAAAGCCAGTATCTGTCTCGGCATCACCTATTATCGGTGGTCCAGATGGTCTTACTTCGGCGGGGTCAGGTGGTAGTAGTCAGCTTCTAAATTCGGCGGGTGGAATCTCCTTCCCAGAACAAGCGACAATCAACGACGATACGGCATTGAACCCCAATACATCGTTGGCATAAGAGGAATATATGGCAGAAACACCAACACCACCAACAAATCCACCCGTAGCAAACTCTAATACGCCAACAACTACGACGGCGCCGCCAGCCGGCGGCGCCCCTACTGCTCCGGCGGCCCCAGTCGCGGGTCAACCACAACCAACAGAAACTATTGCACCTGCGGCCACAAATGAACCGGCAAATGAGGATCCTGGTTGTGCAAGCGCGAACAGCGACGGTAGTCCTAGTTTCATGGGCGATGAAGGAGGGGCACCGACATCCACTGAACCGGGAACTCCGGTGCCGCCCGCCGCGGGACTTAGAAAGACCGATACAGATTTTAAAGGAAATAAGCTACCAGCAATTCCTACATCTGGAAACTATAATGCTCAGGCATCTAGTATTAAGATATCACACTACTACACTTTACGAGACGTATTGAACACGGCACTAGGCTCAGCGAGTGTTCCTGGCTCAAAATCTTGCGCAGGTAGAAGATGGACGGCATATCAAATAGTTCAAAACTTGCGTGATCTTTTTGTTCTCTGTGTCGACCCTATTAGAGAGCGTTTTGGCAAAGGTCTCGTGATTACATCAACTCTGCGACCAAAAACAAATGGTTCGGCTCATAATGTTGGTTGGGGTATTGATATGCAGTTCGGAAGTTGCGGATATGGAGGCGGCAGACACCGCGATGTTGCAAACATTATTGCAGGATTGAAGATTCCTTACGATCAGCTTCTTTACGAACATGCGCCGTCGCGTTGTAATGGTCCATGGGTTCACGTTGGATTAAGACAACCGTCAACACTAGCAGTTAGAGGTTGGGCACAAAGTTTCTATGAAGACAAAGCGTATGGAAAGAAAGGACAATTTGATCAAATGCCGGGTCTCAGAGGCTAATTTAATGTATAAATATACTTATGTCTATTAAACAAGTAAACAGAATATACTCGGACTTCGATCTTTCGTTTGCAGCTAATCCTGTGACGGGTGATGTTGCGAAGAAATATGATGTCAATGCAGTTAAACAATCTCTTAAAACTCTAGTGCTTACTAGATTTTATGAGCGACCTTTTCAACCAAAATTGGGGTCTCCCATATACGCATTATTGTTTGAAAATATCGATGTTATTACAGCCAATAGATTGCAACTTGAACTTGAAATATTGATTAACAAATATGAACCAAGAGTTAGAGCGCAAGACATAGAGGTTGTTCCTGAATATGATACAAATACTTTTTCGGTGAACATTACTTTTTATGTCTATGGTATCGAAGGTCCTTTTAATTTTTCAACTATTCTAAGAAGAAGCAGATAATATGGCTCAATTAAATGTTACCGAACTAGATTTTTTTGGTATTAGAGAAAATCTAAAGACATATCTACAAAGTCAAACCGAGTTTGCGGACTACAACTTTGATGGTTCTGGTCTGTCGGTTTTAATTGATATTCTTGCATACAATACTCACTATAACGCCACTCTCGCGCATCTTCTTGCAAACGAAATGTTTATTGACAGTGCGGTAAAAAGATCGTCTGTTGTCTCGATTTCTAAATCTCTTGGATATAATCCTCGCTCAATTCGCTCCGCCAGAGTTGATGCCACTATTACTATAACTCCGCCGCTTTCTTATACATCAAGCGTGGCTACTATAAGTAAAAATATAGGGTTTAGAGGAGTTGGCTCAGATGGTGTTACGTATACATTTTATCCTGAAGACGATATTACTGCGATAAAAGCAGACGGAACTTTCACATTCGTTGCAACTCTGGTTGAAGGCGTAAGAACTAATAACTTCTTTACTGTTACCGCAGATACGGAATCGGGCCCATTTGAACTTTTAAATACAAATGTCGATACGTCTACTGTAACATGTAAAGTCCAGACATCAACAAGTGAATTAGAGATGCAAACGTTTGTTCAAGAACTGAACATAGTTTCTCTCACAGGAACTACAAGAGCATTCTTTGTTGAAGAAAATGCAAATGCATTAGTTGAAGTCCGTTTTGGCGACAACGTTTTGGGTAAAAAATTAACAACGGGTAATATTGTTACTATAGATTATCTCGTAAGCGGCGGCGCTGGTGCTAATGGCATTACAACATTAACAGCAAAGTCTGTAATTCTTGGGACAGGAGAAACAATTTCTGTTTCAAGTGCAGCATCATATGGCGGAGCAGCGGCACAGACAACAGATTCGATACGCTATATTGCTCCTAAATTCAACGCCACAAAGAATAGAGCCGTGACTGCCGAGGACTATACAGCACTAATTGAGAGTCAATACGCCAACATCAATTCGATAACTGTTTGGGGCGGAGAAGATAATGACCCTCCTATCTATGGTAAAGTTTTCGTTTCAATTGAGCCTCTACCAAATAGCGTTATCACGGAATCCGATAAGACATCTATTGCACGGGACATTCTAAAGCCTAGAGGTGTAGTTGGAATCCAGCCAGTATTTGTGGATCCTTCATATCTTTATATTAGCCTTAACATAACAGCCAGATATTTAAAAAATAATACATCTGTGTCTGCTTCCGTTATTCAGAATACTATGTCTGAATACTTGGCGAGTTATTTTGTAAATACAACTTCTAAAGTAAAAAAGAACTTTTACTATTCAGAATTGTTAGAATTATTAAATTCTGTTTCAACTTCTATCTATGCCACTAATATAGAAATGAATCTGCATAGAGCATACGAGCCATTCACGGCCGAAAATAATAGAATTTCATTTGCATATAATACTACAATCACCCCCAATAGTGTAAGATCAAACCTTTTTACCACGATATTACCATCGGGTAAAGAAGTGACATGTTATCTACGAGATAGTTATACCGAAGATGATTCGCTGCCGGGTGTATTAGATTTGTATGATGATACTAATGTCCTGATATCAACTGCCGTAGGAACAATAGAGTATCAAACAGGTAAAATCTTGATACCTAGTTTATATATTAATACTATTTCTGGTACGGATTTTTATCTTAGAATTTATATTAAGCCACAAGGTTCATCACCGGACATCATTATGGCACCAGTAAATGAGGATATTTCCTATACGTATGCGGTCACCGCGTATGCAAATAAGAATTTGGTTTTAGCACAAGATACTTCTACAATCTCAGGTACGGGAAATTATATCACAGGCACAACAATCAATATAATCGGAACTTAATGCATGTCGGATTTCAAAAATTCTCTGGCATATTTGATTGCAAATCAAGTTCCAGATTATATCAGAGCAGAATTCCCACAATTCGTTCTTTTTCTAGAAAAATACTATGAGTTTCTAGATCAGGACGGAGAGGCGAATAATGTTCTATTGAATGCCAGCTCGTTTTCTGATATCAATAATACACTTGATGCCTTTGTTCCATCGTTTCGTGAACAATATTTACAGATGTTCCCGAAAGATTCGCTTATTACGGATAAGCGTCTTATAAAATTTATTAGAGAGTTTTATGAGGCAAAAGGTTCAGAAGAAAGTATTCTGTTCATATTCAGAACTTTCTTCAACGAACATGTTGATATTATATACCCATCAAAGTTTGTATTAAAAGCATCCGATGGTGTTTGGATTAATCGCGAAAAAATGCGTATCACAACAGATGATACCATCTCATTGGATCCTTTTGAACTAAAGGGTAAACGAGCGAAGATATATTCTCACATTAATATTGGCAGTGTTGCAACCTTTGAGACACATGATATTATAGTTGATGAAGTAACTAGACTAGCATATTCTACTGTTCCAACATATGAACTTTATGTTAAGCATGAAGAAAATGATACTGTCACTCTTCCTGGCGCAGGTGGAAATGCTGTGCCACTGATAGTTGATGGTGAAATAAAGGCCATTACTGGTGACCCGGCAGTTTCTTCTAGAGACTTCGATCCGGCTGAAAACTTTGACATATATGCCAGATTTTTAATTCCAGACCATGGGTTTACAACTGGCGATTGTGTTATCTATGATCCTATGGAAGGCTCGGCAATTGGCGGATTAATTCCATATAGACAATATTTTGTTAAAGTAATTGACAGTAGATATTTTCGATTGTATCGTGACAAAATTGCGTTGCAACAAGTTCCTACAAGAACTTTTTTTAAAAGTGCCAATGTAAACATTTCTACTAATACCATAACGATAGCGGCACATGGTTATAATACTGGCGATCTGGTTGTATATAAGGCAGATTCTACCGGAATCGGCGGCCTTGATGATACCGGCGTGTATTATGTTATTAAAATTAATAACAATACAATCAAACTCGCAGAATCTTTAATCGATAGTGACCCAAGATATTGTTTAGACGATACCTATTTTGCGGCAGACTATGTAACTATTTCAACATATAGTGAGTTGAATCTTACCTCAGTGGGTGTCGGCAATTTTCATGCGTTATCTAAAGAATACTTTATCAACTTTACTTCCGCAGGCACTGGCGCCGAACAGCGATTCATTGATGCAATGGATGCCTCCGGTAGTGGCTACAATGCAATTCCAGCCGTTACATTTATTTCCGACATTGATGCTACTGGAGCAACGGCACAAGCGTATCTAAATGATACCGGTGGTATCGAATATGTTTCGATGTTAACCGGCGGCACAGGATACACAGAAGAATCCACTATCATATCGTTTAGCACGGATACCATACGGTCGTTTGTATATATTGATGAGTTTACAGATAAGTATGGTTATGTTTCACGTAGCATTACAGACACCGTAGGGATTGTCAGCGTTTCTGGTTCACCTAATTATGGCTTCTTACAAGGTGAAGTATACTCAATTTCCGAAAGCGGAACAACTGGGCAATATGTATTCAGTTTCCCAGATACGTCTCTAAATTATTTCGCGGGCGATTACGTTCAGTTCGGCGTAGATAATAGAGCCAGTGTTATTATTGATAGCGTCAATGCTCAAGGAAGACCTACAAAGGTAAGAATCTTCTCAAGTGGCAGTGGATTTGAAGCACAGACATTTACAGCTACGATAACATCAACATCTGGATCAAATTGTGTCCTGAGCTTCACTACCGGAGCAATAACTTCTATACAAGAAGGATTCCAGAATCGTCAAGGTATGTTGTCGGATGTTAATAAACTCCAAGACAATTACTATTACCAGAATTATTCGTATGTCCTTCGTTCCAAGGTGCCATCTGTTAACTGGATGACAATGGTGAAAAACACTGTTCACCCAGCCGGTATGGCGATATTCAGTGAACTATTACTAGGTAGCACCCTAGAGCTTGGTGCTTCGTTTGAAGTTGTTCGTCAACCAATTCACTTCTATGAATTCCCAGTTGAAATTGTTCGAGCAGTAGAAATTCTTGGTGTAAGTTATGATATTGCAGTAGACTTTAGGAAGACACTTAATGATACATATCTTGCCGAGGAGCAACATGTATCTCATGTCGGTAAGAACGTATCATTTTCTTATGTTACTCCGTTTGATAATGCCAGCGCACTTTATGGTACTACTTTTGAAATAACCGGTGATGGTGGTCTTTATACTATGACTATTAGTATCGATAACGAAGGTGCTATTACTATTATTTCTGGTGCTGCAACGCCATTTGGTTATTATGTTTCAATTGGAGGAACTACCTTTGAGCATATATCCGGTGATGATATTGTTACTTCTTCTGATATTCTTAACAATTTTTCTGTTGGTAAGAGTGTAGTTGACACTCCGGTAACAAGTGATATCATTGATACCTTTGATGTGGGTAAAACCCTGCTGGATATTCCACTTACCACAGATGATATCTATTTCGGTTTCCTGAGAAATATCAGTGAATCTTATATTGCGTCTGATAGTTCGATATCTGACTTCTACAAATATGAAACAGATATTATTCTATCTACTATTGATACCGCATCCATTCAAGCGGGTAAAGGACTAACAGAAACGGTAGCTTCGGGTGATAGTATACCGTATATGGTAATCACCAAGTTAATCAATGAGACGGTGACTGTAACTGAAAGCATAGACTCAATTGATCTCACACACACAATACCGAATGATGATCCTACAGTCACGGATGTTTTAGAAACTTCGTTCACAAAAACATTAACCGATGGTGTTTCTATCTCGGACAGTAATTCACTTTCGGTAAATAAGGCGTCTAGCGATGGCTTACCAAACGGCGTCAATGAAAATATTGAGATAATTGAGCCGGGTAAGGCTGCACAGTCTACGCTTCACACCATGGAAGATACATACTCTAGTATCAACAAAAATCTAGTAGAAACTTCCACAGTAAGCGAAATAGGCAATATAAATACACAAGACTACTGGTCATATGATTATACTTCTGGCGCTTATGAAGCAGGCGATTACGTTGGAAGTAACAATTCGATTTAACACAAGAAGAAGGTATAATACTCATGAGAAATAAGGATTTCCTTTCAGCTACAGGTAAGCTATCTATCGTTGTCAATGACAATGCAGGCAACCTTAAGCAAGAACTTAATGTAACCAACCTCGTTGTTGACGCAGGCCTAGACTACATCGCATCACGCATGAAGGACGCCACTGAAACAGCAATGACTCACATGGCAATCGGCTCGGGTACAACTGATCCTGCCCCAGCCGACACTGCACTTCAGACTTCGCTTGGTCGCGTATCGCTAACTTCTACAACAGTTACTGACAATTCTGTAGAATACGTTGCAACGTTCGCTGCTGGTACCGGCACTGGTGCTGTTACTGAAGCAGGCATTTTCAACGCCTCTTCAGGTGGCACAATGCTTTGTCGCACCGAGTTTGCAGTTATCAACAAGGCTGCAGGTGACTCGATGACAATCACTTGGACTGTCACTGTAGAATAATAGGTTATAAACCGTGGCTCTATTGCTAAGAACATTGGCTAGAAATGAACTAGCAAGAAGTTTCTATCGTGACATAGTTAACGAGAACGACTTCTTTTATTTCTTTGTGGGTAAAACCACAAAATGGTCACCGACTGACGCGCCAGAAGACCCACTTGATACTGAGTCATATAACAGTCAAACACATAGAAATATGATGTTTGTTAAGCGTGTCCAAAAGCCGGATGCTGTTATGATGATTCGTCGTATCGATTGGATTGCGGGCAACGTTTATGATCATTACGATGATGTGGATGACTTATCAACTAAGGACTTCTATGTTTTGACGGATGATATGCGCGTATACAAATGTTTGAACAATAACGACGGTGCGCCTAGTTATAATAAACCTAACAGCACAGATGTTACTAATCCATTCATACTTCCAGACGGCTATGTGTGGAAATACATGTTTAAGGTAGAAGCGTCAGATGAATTGAAGTTTCTTACTCCCGATTTTATTCCTGTTCGTAAGATGGCAGGAGTAGGTGTTCCGTTATACGACATCAACGGTAACATTGATGATATCACTGTAACTTCAGGTGGAACCGGGTACGATCCAGAAGATTTACCAACAATTCTTATTCAGGGCGACGGCGTAGGCGCGACGGCAGTGGCTGTAGTTACCGATGACGAAATTACAGACATTACTATCACCCACGAGGGCAGTGGATATTCATTTGCGTATATTGAAATTGTAGATAATGAAACCGGCGCGGGTGCTACCGCAGAAGTATCCTTGGGCAATGTGCCAGTTTCCTTAGTCCAAGAAAGTATCGAGGCGGCTGCAGTTCCTGGAACTGTGGATAGAATTAATCTTTTAGAAATTGGGCAGAATTATTCTTCCGGTGACGTTCTAGTTACTATAACGGGCGATGGAACTGGCGCGGAAGCAGTTGCATTTGTAAACGAATTGGGTAGAATTGACCGAGTTGATGTTACAAATCCTGGTACAGGATATACTTTTGCAGAAGTATCATTCAACAATATTCTAGGCTTCGGTTCTGGTGCAACAGCAACAGCTACCGTTTCACCGTATTATGGTCATGGCGCAAATCCAGTAAAAGAACTTTATGCCAAAACAGTATGTCTTTCAGTAAATTTGACAAATGATACATCTGATTATTTTTATAATAACGATTATCGTCAACTTGGTATTGTTAAAAATCCATTAGATGATGAAATGGACAATTTTATGGCAGAGACTGGCACGACCTGTTATGTAATTACAGTTGATGATACCACCGTTTATTCAAACGATGATTCCATTTCGACAGACGGTGGCGGAAGATTTATTGTTGCTCAGATTAAAGAAGCTACAGATCAAGTATACCTTCTTCCCGTAATTCCAGTTATCACAGTAGATTCTATTTTGACAAATAATAGAACGAGCGTTACTGGATTGACTATAAATAGTCTAACTAGTCCAGATGTTATTAATACTACAGGCGAAATTCTTTATATAGAAAATCGCCTGCCCATTAATAGACAAGCAGATCAAGTAGAAAAGATTAGAACAGTTATTAACTTTTAAGAGAGAAGTTACACATGGCCTTGGACTTAAATGTACCCCCGTATTTTGACGATTCTTATGTCCCGTTGGACCCGTCGAAAGGTGCGATTGCAAAAAACTATAATAGAATTCTGTTCAAGCCGGGTTATGCTGTTCAGGCAAGAGAACTAACACAACTTCAAACCATTCTTCAAGATCAGGTTGGAAAATTCGGCAGCCATGTTTTTAAAAATGGTTCGGTAGTTGCTGGTTGTGAGTTCAAACTGGATACCGCAAGAGACTTCATTAAAGTCCTTGACGAAGATGCTTCTGGATTTTTGATTGAAAATATTGAAGATTATGTTGGGGCTAAAGTAATTGGCTTAACATCTTCGATACAAGCAGAAATTATTTATGCCAGCGGCGGCTCGGAAGCTGACTCACCTGATCTTAACACACTTTATTTGAGATATCTTACGGGCGATGGATCGACGGACGCAGTTCACTTTTCTCCAGGTGAAACAATTCGTGTAATAGAATCTGAAACCGGCGATCAAGTTACTGATACTTTTGTAGTTGATGATACTTTCGAAGAAGGTAATTATTATTATGGTAGAGGGTCATTCGTAACTCTAGATGATGGTATTATTTTTCTAGATGGTAAGTTTCTTCCTTTTACTAAAACTACTCTCGAACTACTAAAATATAATTCATACCCTTACTTTAGAGTTGGGTTCGAGATTGTAGAAAGTATTGTTACACATGAAACTGACCCCGATCTTTTGGATCCTGCACAGGGTACATTTAACTATGCAGCGCCTGGTGCCGATAGATATGTAACAACAGCATCTCTTGCAAAATATGCGCTAGATGCCACGCCAGACGACGGTTTCTCAGAGTATATATCAATTGTTGGTGGTAAGTTACAAAATGTTGTGAGCGAAGACCGCATTTATGCAGACCTTGGTCGCAATCTTGCAAAACGCACTTTCGATGAATCGGGCAACTATACTGTAAAAGCGTTTCCTATTTTAATCAAAGAACACCTTGACACAGGAACTAATAATGGTCTAATACCATACAATGCGACCACCCCCGCAGCGGGCGGTGATGAGACGCTTTTAGCAATTGGTATCGAAGCCGGTAAAGCATATGTTCGCGGTTATGCATACGAAACCAGACAAACAGAATATATAGTTGTTCCAAAAGGAAATACAACTAAGGTTGTAAATGAAGTTCCTATCTCTACTGCATTTGGTAGCTATATTCTAGTTGACAACTTCTGCGGTAACTGGGATATTGCAGCCGGGGATACAGTGTCTCTTCGTGACACCGCCGCGAATGCGATTGGCACATCCGGCTCTCCAACGGGTGGCACACAATCTGCCACGGCGGCACCAGGATCACAAATCGGCACAGCTAGAGTTCGTCATATCGTTCACGAGACTGGTACACCTGGCGCATATAATACGCAATTCCGTATGTATCTCTACGACATTCAAATGACATCTTCATATAACTTTGAAGATGTTGCGGGCGTTTACTACGATACAACCGCCGACGGCCATGCAAACGTTGTTCTGGTAGATAGTAAAGCATACCTATACGAGAGTAAGTTCAACAGCCTTCTTTTCAAGTTTCCTGCTAGAGCATTAAAGACTACAAATCCTGTTTCGGTTGACAATAGTTTTGTCTACAACAAACAGTTTGATGACACTATTGATAGCAGCAACACTATTACATTCTCGGTAAGTTCACCCGAGAGTTTTCCGTTTACAGTTGGAACACTGACTAACACAGAAATTCTTGATAATATTATTGTTACCACAAAAGCCGCTTGCACTATTAATAGTGTGGCATATGAAATAGGTTCAGTATTAAATCTACAATCTACTGCTAGTGTAACTGTAACTAATACCGGAACACAGATTACAGTAACTTTCCCTGGAGCAATCAGCGCGGCCACAAACATTCGCGTTCACTGTAAGGTACAAGTTGCTAACGCAAATAAAGTAACTAAGGAACTTAAAGAAAGCGCAGTAGTTGTTCTGGATACCGAAGATAGTGGCAACACTACAGGCACATATAATTTGGGTGCGTCTGATGGTTACAAACTTCGCACGGTAAAGATTGGTGATTTCGATGAGACCGCGGCAGATATTCAGGCAGACGGAACAGATGTAACTTCGCTGTTCAACTTCGATACTGGTCAACGAGACGGCTTCTACGCAAACGCCAGAATTGTAAAAAAGCCGGGTACAAGTCTTACGCTAACAGACAAAAAGTTGGTTGTGACATTTGACTACTTTACTCATGGCGGTTCTCCATCTACTGTATACAACTTCTACACTGTTGATTCATATCCTGTAGATGACGAAACGACACCTGCGGGTAAAATTCGCACAGAACAAATTCCAATTTATACCTCTACAACCTCCGGGGTCACATATGATCTTCGCGACACACTAGATTTTCGTCCTCGCTGGGATGATACTATTACATTCACTACAAGTCCTGGCTCAGCGACAGTTAATCCTGCAGTAGGTTCTTCACCAAGTGGTCCTACTGGTCTTGCAATTATTACGCCTTTCCCGACAGAACAATTTACTACAGACATTGAGTATTATCTAGGACGTAAAGATAGAATTGTTATGGACGACGAGGGTGTATTCTCCTCTGTATATGGTGTCTCTTCCTTATCTCCCGTTGAACCGATAGAACCAGAGAATTCTCTGTCTATTGCGATTGTGGATATTCCTCCATATCCTTCGCTGGCACCCAGCGTTGCTAAGTCGGTGAGTAGAACCGACTATGGCGTTAAGTATAAATCGATTGATAATCGTCGCTATACAATGCGGGATATCGGCCAATTAGAACAGCGACTAAATCGACTTGAATATTATACATCTCTAAATCTACTGGAAAAATCTGCCAGTGATTTAAGCATTACAGATACCAATGGCTTAGACCGCTTCAAGAATGGTATTCTTGTGGATGCTTTCACTGGTCATAATGTTGGTAATGTTTTAAGTAATGAATACCATATTGCTATCGATCCTACCGCAAAAGAAATGCGTCCATTTTTCTTTATGGAAAATGTGGATCTACAATACGATTCAACAAACTCCACTAACATTACAAAAACTGGTGATCTACTGACACTGCCGTATGTAGAATATACGATGATAAGCCAGTTGCAAGCATCTAAGTTCCGTAATTGCACCGGTGAACTTCTGTTCACATATATCGGTGATATGGAACTTGACCCACCAGTCGATAACTGGACCGATACCGCAACACTTCCTGATATTTCTGCTAACTTTGATGGTAACTATGATGCATGGGAAACTCTTGCCGATGCATGGGGTACCCAGTGGGAAGATTGGCAAGATACCGGAACTGGTAGAGTTTCTACAAATACACAGGCTGCGGCAGGTAACACTGCAATACGAGGCGATACTCTTTTCCAAGAAGATATTGCTATTGTAACGACTACAACAGAACAAAGACAAACTCGCCAAGGCGTCCAACTCTCGGTAACACCGGAAACGCAAACTCAGAGAATTGGTCCTAGAGTAACAAATACTTCTATTATTCCGTTTATGCGTTCTATTATAGTAACGTTTAAAGCAACGAGAATGAAGCCGCTTTCTCGTGTTTATCCATTCTTTGATGGCGCTACTGTTGAGGATCATTGTCGTCCACTGTCTGGTATTGTTAGTGGCACAACAAATTCTGTTCAAAACTCATCCCTAGCAACTGGTGATTATGGCGATCCGCTAATCACGAATGCATCGGGTGAATGCTTTGGTCAATTCAGAATTCCTGCTGGTACTTTCCGTGTTGGAGAAAAGCTATTCAGACTTGCAGATGATTCTAAAAATAGAGCTAAGTTTATTACTACCTCTGCATCAATGACATTCTCTGCAAATGGTTTATCACAAAGTGTCCAAGATACTGTAATCTCGACAAGAGTTGCCAACGTGGCAGCAGTGAATCTCTCAGATAGTAGATCGGTTTCTGATAGCAATACCACGGTAAATCGTCTTGGTGAAAGAGCAGTGGGTGTTGTTCAAACAACAGTTGTAAATAATACATTTACAACAATTAATAACACCACAAATGTTACAGAAGTTACTCAGGTAACTCAGGAAGTAAATAATACGAATATCACTCAGGTAACTAATAACGTCACTGAGGTAACTAATGTCACTCCGCCAACTGCTCCTGACCCTTCGCCGATTGTTCAGCCGGCAGCAGAAGTCGTATTTGATGACTTTATATTCCCAACAGACTTTATGCGCTGGAGAATGGATCCAATCGCTCAGACGTTTATAGTTTCGGAAGTGCCGTTTGGATGTTATGTGACCTCACTGGATGTTTTCTTTAAGAAAAAATCTTTGACAAATCCTATCACGATGCAACTCCGCGAAGTCATAAATGGTTATCCGGGTGATAGAGTAATTCCTTTTGGTGAAGTAACACTATCTCCTGGTCAGGTAAACATCGATGCCGAAAATGGTGCTACGTCAACTAAGTTTACTTTCCCGTCGCCAGTATTCTTGCAAAACAATACTGAATATTGTTTTGTTCTTCTTCCTGCGGGTAATGACCCTAACTATGAAATTTGGGTGTCTGAATTGGGCGAAGACCAACTCAACACAACAACTCGTATTTCAGAACAGCCTAATGTCGGTGTTTTATTCACATCTGCGAACAACAGAACTTGGACCGCATGGCAGGCAGAAGATATTAAGTTTAGTTTACAGAGAGCAAACTTTGAAATCGACACAACTGGTACGGTCGCACTGAATACACATGATATCGATTACGCAAAATTTGATTCTTTCTCAAGTTCTGAATTTTCTCCTGGTGATAAAATTCATGGATTCTCGTTTAATATAATCAACGCAGGCACTGGTTATGGTAGTGCCCTTGTTGCTACTGTGGCTGTTTCTGGAACTGCAGGCCAGTTTACTTGCGGTGCTTCGAAACTTGTTGTTGGTGATCTTATAACTATCACTGGTACTCTGGGTGGTACTGCTACAATATCTGGGTATGCCACAGGAACTGTCTATAAGGTTTCTGCTGTTACAGGTTCGGTTGGCGCTGTTACTGGATTCACACTAACAACTCAAGCTGATGTTGCAATTGTAACTACTGCTGGCACGCTAACAGGTCTAACATACACAGTTGCAACAGTTGTCGCCCGCACATTAAGTGGTGGAATAGCCACGGGCGGAACGAATGCTACGGTTGCAGTTACTGTTACCGGTGGCGCAGTGACTAATGTAGCAGTGACAAATCCCGGCGCTGGATACACCAGCAATCCAACTTTGACTATGACTGGTGGATCGAATGCAAATATCGGTGCTACTCTCAATTCCGGCTTTGCTCATACTTACGATACTCTATACAACGTTGCTAAGATCTATGTTGAGAGCGGAAACTTCGCTGTAAACGACCGAGTAGGCAACGGCTCTTCTCATGCTCTAATAGCAGAACTTGAAGATAAAGTGTTGAATGCATTGGGTGCCAATCTTGCATATATGGATCATACTCCATGCCAACTCATTTTTTCATATTCTGCCACGACAAATACTGGTTCCGAAACAGAAGCATCGACAACATATGAGAATTTTGTGCCAGATAAAACGACGGAATTGACCATCGATGCTGCTATTCGTTCATATTCAAATGAGCAAAACGATCTCGATGGAGACAAGTCGTTTAAAATTCAACTTGGTATGAGATCCCAAACGTCTACTGTTTCGCCTGTTATTGATCTTAGAAAATGTTCTATGATTGCAATCGCAAACGATGTTAATAATGATGCGGCCGATGAAGAATTTGGTATCGGTGATGCGAGATCGAAATATGTTTCTCGTCAAGTTGTTCTAGATGATGGACAGGAAGCAGAAGACCTTAGAGTATATCTAAGTCAGTATGTTCCAAATGGAACAGACGTAAAGGTATATGGCAGATTCCTACATCAAAGTGACCCAGCCCCGTTTGAAGAAAAAGAGTGGATTGAATTAACAACTACTCCACCCACAGTTACTTCTTCCAGTTTTGTTGAGTATACATATGATATTCCATCAACGGAATTGAATGGTGATGGTGTATTGGAATATACAACTGACGGTGTGACTTATACTGGCTACAAAACTTTTGCAGTTAAGGTAGTTCTTCTTTCGGACAAAACTAGTGTTGTTCCAAAATGCCGCGAACTTCGCGCAATAGCTCTTCAGGTATAATATGCAGCAAAGATATCATCTGGACGACACAACTAAATATGTTAGAGATGGTCATTCAAAAGCCATTATTTCTACCGATGTTGCTGGATTATCAGCATACAAAGCTAGAAAAAACAAAGAAAGAGAACAAACAAACCAGCTTCGACAATTTGAAAATGATATAAATAGTGTCAAACAAGAGATGTTAGATATCAAATTGTTGTTGCAACAAGTCTTACAGAACCAAGGTAGATAGATATGGCCACAGTTATACTTAGATCCGTAAAGGGGTCACCTCTTACAAATACCGAAGTTGATAATAACTTCAACAATCTTAATACTGATAAGTATCAATCGGGTGACAATCCTACGTTTGGTAATCTTACTCTAACGGGCGACCTAAAGCCTTCCATCTCGGCTACTGTTTCTGCGGCAGGAACAAACCAGTCTGGTGCAACAGAACTTTCGGATGTTTATAATATTATCACTACAGTGGGTTCTGGAGCAGGTGTTAAACTTCCAACAGCCGAAGCCTCGTTGACTTATACAGTTGTTAATACTACTGCAACAAATCTTCTAGTTTATCCAAACGTATCAGACAAGATTAACGGTGGAACGGTTAACGTTGCTATCACGGTAGCTGCTGGTTCATCTGCTACTTTTGTTGCTAAGGATGCTACAGATTGGTATTCACTGACACCTCTGTTGGTATTTAATTCAAGCGGCACAAGACTAAATTAAGGTTATAGAAAATGAACCCTTTAAAGCTCAAAGCATCTACTACACCGATTACTTCTGCAAACTTTCAGGGTTTGCAAACCATGTCAAATGCGGAAGTTAAAAATTATATTGCTAATAAGATCACAGTAGGATTTGCCGGTGCAGTAGGTAATGGTTCTAACACCGCCGACCTCAATATTGATACAGCAAACGCACTTTCTGGTACCGCAATCGGCACATTTGTTGATACAGATCGGGACGAAGCGACTGGCACACACCCTGCTACTGGTGCTATAACCACTGTAACGTATTATGCAAAGCAAATTACTGCTGAAGATGCAGGTACAATAACAAATCGTCCGCTGCAATATGACGCTGCAATTCAGCAAATGACAGATGCTCAGATCCGCAATGATATTATTGACCAAGCGGTAACAGCAATGGTTACTGAATCAGAGTATACTGCAGGTCAGTATCGTCTTGCTGGTTCGGCGCCAAGTGGCGGTACATGGACCTCACGATACACCATTACCGATGTTGCAAATGGTGGCAACACAACTTATTATATTTGGCAGAAGACTGCGGCCACAACATCGCCTGATGCCGATCTTCGCCCACTAAAGACATACAGCGGCAATAACGTAAAGCAAATGACCGATACTGAAATTCAGGAAATGATTCCTTATTTCAGAAATCGTATTATCAGCACCAGTGTTGGTACATATAAGATCCAAGCATCATCGCCATCTCCTGGTACTTGGGTTAGCATGGGTTCAGCTTCTGATACCCGTGAGCAAGTCGCATCTGCAAACTATACCGGCGACTATGGTGGTACTAGAACATATTCTAACGTAGGATATGCTGGGACTAGAACGTATACACCAGCGGGATACACAAATACTTTTTCTGGTACCAGAACTTACAGCACAACGTATTCCGGAACTAGAACATATACGGGTTCTTACGTGACTAACTTCTCTGGCACTAGACCGTTTGCGGGATCACGAACATATTCAGCCAGCTATACTCGCTTTTTTGGTGGTTTCGTTGGCGGCACGTTTGCTGGTACTAGAACATATGCTAACGCGGGCTATGTTTCGGCGGCGACAAACTTTGCTGGCGCATTTGCTGGTGACAGAACATATTCTGCGAACTATTCTGGCTCCAGAACTTACTCTGGTACGTATGCAAATAGTTTTGCCGGTTCAAGTACATACACCGGTGCATATGCTGGTAGCAGAACTTATACTGGAACATATTCTGGCACATATGCAGGCGATACAATTCAAGCAACTAAAGATACAGTATCAACAGTATCTCTTTGGATTCGTACCGCTTAAACTATACTATATACTTTATATTATTTCTTTTTATGGAGAGTTGAATGATTGTGGATGAAGATACGGTAATTATACCGTCGGGTGAAGTAGTAGAAACTAAAGACTACGACGAACCCTTTTGGTTAAATAAAGAACTAAAGCAAGTAATGGTTATTATCATCTATCCAGATGGTAAGAGATTGCCCGCATCCGTGTCGGGTGAGGGCAATAATCCAGATTACATTGCTATTATGGAAAAGTTCACCGAAGAACAGATTGATGAGAACACTCGTCGCAGAGAAGAGCGCCGCTCCGAAGAAGTTCGCCAGCGCATGGAACGCTCTAAGGTAGATCAACAACGCCGCAAAGATGAGGCTCTTTTTGAGGCTAAACTAGAAGCATTTGAAATTGCTACTATCAAGAATTCTACCAACAAGCCATTAAAGACCAAGATACGCAGATCAAAGTCTGCGCTTGAAGTTATGGCTTATACCGTTATGTTGATTCAGTCAGAAGAAGCATTGAGCGATGGAAAATAATGGTTTTGTTTACGTAGCATCTTTACGCAGAGGCTACTACCGCGCTGCTAAGAATTCGGCGTTGTCTCTTCTAGACTATTGGCCAGAAGCAAAGATTACTTTATTCACTCATGCAGAATGGGTGGAACCAGAAGACTATGACATCTTTGAAAATGTCATTACAGATGATGTTCCATATCATAAGAGAGCCAAGCTGTGGGCTTTAGATAAAACACCTTATGACTTGACAGTTTATATGGACTGTGATACAGAAGTTCGGCACGAAGACATTCAAAAAATCTTTAATCAGATTCCAGATGATGTAGACGTTTTGTTTACTGCAAATCGGCCATATAACGCGGCTCTTACAAAGTTATCTGAGACTGAAGAAATGACCGAGCATTGTGGTCTTTTTGTATACCGTAATAATATACAGACACTGAAACTAATGAGTTCTTGGTGGGGAGAATATTGTAGTCAGAATGAACCCGGCTACGACCGGCAACATTATCCAGCAGATGCAATGCAGTGGGACACATTTACAATGTGGCGCCTATTGACATATGGAAATACTGGTGTTAGAACGGGCAGGTTTCCAGATCCTGATGCAAGATGGAATTTTGTAATTGGATACAAAGAAGAAGAATTACAGGGACAAGAGATTGTCATCTATCACTATACATTACCACCGTGGGTTAGAGACAAATAATGAAAGTTTCCAGTAACATAAATCCAGAACTTCTGGAAATCCTTACACCATATACGGATTGGTTCTTCTCACAAACCGACCATGACAAATTGAGAGAGCCGGATAGACGCCGACAATTTGATATCGACACCGGCACTTCTGAAAAGTATATGAATGAAATTGTCAGCAAAGATGGAGAGCATGAAGGCTATCCAGAAACTGCTTTCTGTTGTGATATCGGAATGGTAGATACTGTTCCTACCACTCACCGCGAAAAGCAACAGAAACTCAATCGTGAATTAATTTCGTTTCTTGGCGCTAAGAACAATGCGGTTCATGTTTATTATCCAGAAAATGGATTTATGGGCTGGCACACAAACTGGAATGCAAGCGGCCACAACATTCTTCTTTCTTATAATACAGAAGAGAATGGCGGCTACTTTAGATATCTAGATCCAATAACAAAAGAAATGGTCACTCTTTGGGACCCCAAGGGATGGTCGGTCAAGGTCGGCTACTTCGGTAGGCGTAGCGAGGCCGATAAGGTCTTCTATCACTGTGCTGGTAGCCGCAGCAAGCGCCTCACTCTCGGTTATGTCGTTCCTCATGAGGACCTCTGGAAATCAATGGTTGAAGATATTACGGGTGTAGATTTCACCGAACTTTAATCTTTTGACGTTCTTTGTTTTTCGCTAGAAGTTCTTCTAAGATAGTCAAACTTTCATGCATCTTTTCAATTTCGTCTAGCATCTTTGGAACAGCAACAGATGCTTGGTAGATAATTGCCTGTTCGTAGTTCGCCTGAGAAACGGTAGCAAGTTTGATTCTTCTGCGTCGAAAGAAATCTTTTACTTTACTAAGTAAAGTAGGTTTTCTTGCCTGCACCATATTCAACTGACTGACTTGCTTGTCTGTTGCTTGTTGGCGCATTTTTACAATCTGGTCTTCTCTTGCCTTTTCTACCGCATCTTTTTCTTCGATAAGTTTTTCATTTGCTGCTTTAAGAACTTGTAATTCTTCTACCAATTTTGGGTCTGTAATATGAACGGTTTCTATAACTGTTTCAACTACAGTCTCAATTTTCACAGGAGGGTTTTCTATAATCTCTTTTGCTCGTGCGATTGTTTCTTCCGCTACTCTCGCATCTTCTACTACGGCAAGTTTCTGTCTCTGCAATTCTTCATGTTTTTCTTGCGCGATTTTTTCTCTATCAAGTTCTTCTTGAGAGGGTTCATTAATCTCAACTTCAATAATTTCTTCTTGGAAGTTTCCGTCAACCCACTCTTCTACAACTACTTCAACTGGCTCTGGTGGAAGTGATACTAAAGGTTCTGGGATATAATCCTCGGGTGGTGGTGCAACAACTCTGGCTCTTCCCATATTACTTCCTTCCTATAACCATAAATCTATCGAAATCTACTTTACCATCCCATGACCAATAAGACTGTTCAATCTTTCCCTCGTAGAAAACATCAGTAATTCCAACATTCTCAACATGCTCTTCAATTGTTGGGACACAATTAATGCCATACATCTCTTTAAAAACATTAGATGACTGACAAGCAAAGATACAATCTTTATTTGCAGTAGTTAAATTTTTCAATGGATACATAGTCTCACAACCAATAGAAACAATTATATCAGTATTTATTGCGTTAATATCGTGATATGCAAAAGGAACATCCCAATTGATGTGGTCCAATTCTACACCGCTATCACTATAGTAACGATTGAACACCTTTGATAATTCTAATGCATCTTTATCAATATCGATCAAATTGATTTTTTTGACATTTAAATTTTCACAAAGTAATGGTACCAGAGGAAACCCTAACCAAGAATTTAGAATTGTAATGTTAAGTTCTTTTGGAAGATCTTTCACTTTCAATAGTTCTTCGACTAACCAAATAGCAGCATCCATGGTATTCGCATTTAAAGACTTACGAAAGTCTTCATGTTTCCATGGCAGTTCGTGATTGATCTTTTCTAATCCTTCACCCCAGTAACGATAGTTATTTAAGTAATTATAATTTAACATCTTGTGGTCTTTCCATTGAATCGAATAAACAAATAAGTGGTTCAGGTCTTAGAACATGTTCTCTAGTATCGATTGGCCACATGTATCCATAGTTATAACTATAAACCCAACCATCTGGGAAAAAATCAATATTTAAAAGGCGTTCTCTCTGGTGACCGAAAAGATTATCAAGGCCCCGATAATAATAAAACATTTGGTCAGGATAATCTCTGACGAATTTGGTTATTCTATCGACATCTAAGTTATCATTCCATCTTAACACGCTTGAATTTAGGTCTGTATACATACGAGGAGTATCCTTCGTATCTTCTTTCATTTTCTCTAGGTTGTGCCAGTGAGTGCGAACAAATGTTAAACCATCTTCTGGGTTATGGTCTACGATGCAATCGATATTGCGCTGAATAACTATATCTAAATCAAGAAATAGTTTCTCTCCTTGTTGCGTAACAACTTGTTTCTCAAACAAGTATAATTTGTTCCACCACTTTTCATAATAGTTACCCTCTGGAAAAGGAATTACAATAACGTCGGAGTGTAACCCAATCGTTTGTTCAGTCAGGCAATAAAAATTAAACTCAGTAGTGATGTGCTTTTTGCATTGCTCAAGTATTTTATTGACATGATCAGAACTATATTTTGTTCCCCACTTCACCGTGTAAATATTAATCATCAAACATTCCAATGCTCTAACAAATCGGGATCAACTAAGGATTCCTGCTTCACTTTGCCACGTTTATTGTCCTGAAACGGAAGTAAGTCCACATTGAAGACACATAATATGCAGTCTTTTCTATATATGCCTACTTGCAAATCGCACTGTGCCCAATCTCTGCCTCTGTTATATGAATATGCAAATGTGCTTGGGAAATGTTTCCACAAAGGAGTGTTACTAAAGTCACCCCATCGCCAACTATGATAGTTGTCTGTTCCGTCCGTGAATGTAAACCAAATACGTTCTTGGTGTTCTAGGACATCATGCCAAATACATTCTGTCTGGTCATCTGACCACACCATGCAACTGCCGTTCGTATATGCACCATGTGACAACTTAAAGTTACGAGACTTCATGGGTCTAGGGTCTTGCCACCACGAACGTAACTTAGTAGGGTTCTCTAGGTCATAAGTGATGATTGGCGACAAATCATTTTGAATGATAACATCAAGGTCGAAAAAGACAAATCTTCCAGTTGGTTTATCGTCTGCGAAGTTGTGTGTATTGAAGATGAACGTCTTTGGTCTGTCCCAACAACGTGCCATGCCGTATTTAAAATCTTCAGATCCAAACCAGTATTTCGGATGTATGTCGGGAATGTCTGGGAAGTCTATTACTTTAATCTCGGTTTCAAAACCTTCACTGTTGTCTGTATAGCAATAGAAGTGAAACTCAAAATTATCTGGGGTATGTTTCTTTGCCATCCGATAAAGTCGATTGACAAACTCGACATCATATTTGGTGCCCCACTTACAACAAACGTAATTTACTCTCATTTCCACAACCTAACAATATTTTTATCATTACATTCTGCTAGTTCCACATGTTGTTTTGCAGATGGATGGGGAACATTATCTGTATTGAACAGGCAGATTTTGGCATCGTCTCTAAACTCGAAACGCACTACATCATCTGGATAATATCGACCTCTGTTCCAAGAGTATATCCATGTATCGGGAATGTTTTTCCAGAATTCTCGTTGACGCCAATAATGATAGTTGTCACTGCCCTTAAAAAATGTTTTGAAAACTATTTCGTTATTTTCATAGACATCATAATATATTTGTTGGCATTGGCCGTATGACCACAGCATCATACTAGAGTTAAAGAAAGTGCCTCTAGTCTCGATAAACAACCTATCATCTATTTGATTTTCTGGTTGCCACAAACAATGTATTATTCGAGGCTTTTCTGCTAGAGCATCAATCTCATCAATATTACTTTGAATTACTATATCCAAATCAAAGTAGCAGAACTTATCTTCTGGCTCACAATCTAGCCATTCTTCTGAATTAAAAACTAAAAACTTGGCTCTATCAAAACAGAATGCTTCTTTTCCGAAATAGTATTTTGGATGTAGTAAATCATCATCTGGAATAGGGTGAACTTCGCACTCTAAATCAGAGGCATCATCCGTATAACAAATAAATCTAAACTCTCCTGTGTAATTCTTTTTTACCATGTGATATAGATTGTTCACATAATCGGATGAGTATTTGTCACCCCATTTAATTGTTAGAAAGTTCATCATATTTTTTATCATATCCTGGAAAATAGTCTAATCCGTTTAATAAACAAACGGTATATTCTGGTCGATATCTATCTACAACTCGCTTCTCTGGGTCATAGTAGTCTGCACCATAGAGAAACGAATAAAACTCACCCTTAGGAAACCACTTGAAGTCAAAGTCTTCATGCCACAAAAATCTATCGTCGCCCCAATATTTAATCATATAGTAATCGGCATCTTTTTCAAAGTGTTCCCATATTGCCTTTGCTTTTGGACTACCAGAACGCCACAGAACAGCACTTGAATTATAATTACTAAGATATTGTTCGCTATATGAACGTGCCTTTTGGTCAACCCAACTTATGTCCTTCCAATATGTATAGCATATTGTAGGGGTTTCGTCAAGATAATTCCATAAATTATCAACATTTTTTTGTATTCTAATATCAAGGTCAAAGTAAAGAACATCACCTAAGTCTTCTAATCCATACATCCATATTTTAATGAACGTGCCATCGACATCTTCTGGTAATGGAATTATTTTAACTCTTGGATCAAG